GGATACAATGGAAGAGCAGATTAATAATCTTCTCACGGATGTTACATACTACAAGGAAGAGATTCAGAAGTTGAATGAGAAGTCACTCAAATTACAGAAACAAGATGATCCAAATGAAGGTCTGACTGTGGAAATAGCAGAGACACTTGACACTCTTTCAGAACAGCAGGACACTATCAAGGAGTTATCAGATAAGGTTAAGATTCTGGAGGAGATAAAGAATGAATATCTTACACATGTGCTTCTCCAGAACAGGCATATAGTAAATCTAAAAGCAGAGAATGCTGAACTTTGTGGATTTATTAATCCTAACTATGGGAAACCTGTTGTCTTTGAACTTGCAGAAGATGAAATGTATGAAAAAAATAACAAACTGATAGTTGAAGTTTCTAAACTGGTGGCAGATAAAGGTCTCGAAGATGGGGACAGGATAAGCATCAATCTTAATGAGAAGAAAATAGCTATTGTGAAGAAAGATAATAAAATCAAAGCGAATCCAGAAGATATGCAAGAAGCCATTGAGGTAGAAGCTCTGGAAAATGATATAAAAAAGAGGAAGGAAAATGACAAGAAGGAGAAAACTGAAGATAGTAAAAAACTCATACAAAAAAGAAGCCTTAAGAAAAAGAAGGTCCCCAGGTTGGCTTAGTAGGAAGATAAGCTATTCCAATGGTTCAGGGTGGTTATATATCCTGAAAAGAACTTGGGAAGATTTCAAGGCTAATAGGGTGGCTGCTGAAAATCTTAGAAATGCTAAGGGTAGAGGATTCTGTGTATGGTGTATTGAAATTATCAAACCAAGTCATTCAGCATATCAGGTATGTGAACATTGCATAGTATTCGAACGTGGAGCATACCTTCATGGTAACTGTGTAATACATGGGAAGTGTTGTGAAAATTGCAAACGTCTTCCCTATCTGATAAAAGAACGGAGAGTGCAATAATATGACAGAACAAGAGAAACATTCATTCAAAGGAGAATGCCCCTGCTGTGGAAGCAGGAGTCAAGATCATAGAGGGAACGAAAGCAAAGGAAGCATCTGCTGTAACAACTGCGGAGAGTTGTTAATATCCTGGTGATGTTAATGGACGATTCAGGGAAAAGGATGAGATGGTATTGTGAAGAACATAATCAATGGTGTTGCTTGGGATGTGGTGTATGCCCTGAATCCGATGGGTCTATAGATAAAACTGGTGCAGTTCATTCATCTCCTAACTGCCCATACTTTGACCTATGCCCAGATTGCAAAGAGAGATTGATTCACATACCGGGTGGATGGTTATGCCAACACTGTGAAAGGAGTTTTGATTGGTATGTTGATGGAAAACGGAAGACAAAAGTGGTGCCCAGTGTGCGGAAGAACAAGCATACACATAAGACAGAAAGACGGTGTAGAAAGATGCAAAGTCTGTCTTATTACGGAAGAGGTGATGAAAGATGAATGAATTAAAACCTATTACAGATAAAAAAGAAGAAGAGGATGAGGAGGAAGAAGTCATCAAAGCAAAGGAGATCGAAGCAGAAGATGAGTGGTATAAAACTGTGTCAGGTAAAGATGCTAAGATGTTGGAAGAGTTTGTGATGAAAGATTATGATAAAGATAATAAACCAACGATTAGCATCATAGGTGACATAGTATACATCCGCAATGAGGATCATACAATTAACCTCACTTCCAGATGGTTGAAAGTTTATAAGCAGATAGCAAAGCTAGATAAACTCCCAGATGCGGTTGTTCCATCTCTGCGACAAGTTCTTATATTGATGATTACTAAACCAGAATGGGCGATGAAAGTAGAAGACGAAGAAGAAAAAAGAAGGAAACCAACCATCAAACATAACCTGGTTAATGAAACAGAAACAGATTATAAAAAGAAACTAAGAGAAGATAAGGAAATAAAAAAGAAGATGCTAATGCGGAGACAGACAATTCCTCCAACATCAGAAGATATGGCTAAATTAGCAAAGCAGACTCCTACTAAGTGTGAAAAACAGAAAAAGCAGAAGAAACAACCTAAGCCACTTCCATTGGCTTAGACATTAAGAAGGTGAGCAAATGACAGCATTTATGAATTTAATGCGAGGAATATTCTCTGGTGGGAAAATGGTCAATGGTAAGATCGTTTCATCTGACAGCTCAACGATGGCAATACTCAAGGATGACATATGCCAACCTGTCTTAGATGAAATCCCTCTTGAATCACTGGGTGGAAATGCACCTGACATAGATGAGCACTTTGATATAGGGGCATCTGTAAAATTTAATCTGCAGAAGTTTCTCTACATCATAATGGCATGTGATGCCCAGGGTGAAGAGTTCATTACCATCCAGACCAACCAAAAAGCCAATTATCCTATCAGGGTTGAGATGGAACACATAACTTTCTACCTGGCTCCACTTGCACCTAACAAGATGGGAGGTTCAAAGGATGCCACTAAACCTGCTGAATTTACCGCCTCTGGATCCTAAGCAGAAGCAGAAATCAGTATGGGAAAGTATACGAGGAACGAAAGAAGAACAACAAAGGAGGATAACTAATAAGTCAATAAAAGAAATGGAATGTAATGAGGATGTGCTGGATATAAGTATTCCACTTGCAGACCGAATGCTTATGCATCTTGACAGGCGTATGCTCTTTGCTGGGGACATCTGCCCACCTCTAATCGCATCTATAGGTGGCCATCTCGCAGACTTACATCAAGCTGATCCAGATGATATTCCATATGGTCACGACTGCCCATTCTACTTTTTTAAGGGAAGTGTTGAAGTTATGAATGTTCCATGTAATATCATATCCCCAGCAGGTCTGTCAAAGTCTCATACAATGGCACAGTTCTTTGAAGCCAAGTATGGTATAATACCAATCAGGGCACAGTTTCGAGGAGTTATAACAGAAGCAGGTTTCGTTGGTAAAGAGAATCCCGGTGAAGATGATAACTCTTATGGAGATGCTTTTGAATTCCGTAATGGGTTTCTGCTATTTAATGAAATTTCTAATATAATGATTGCATCTGCTACAACCCATTCAGGTGCTCTTGTCAATCAGGTGATGGAAGCTTTATCTGAACGGAGGATAAGCAAACGAACCGGGGGAGCAGAATTTGACTATGCTACAAGAGTTACCATCTGGGGTGGGATTCAACCAAGAAGATTCGAATTCAGCCAGGGATTAGGAAGACGTTTCCTCCACATCACCAAAGCGTGGACTCCTGAAGATGTTGCGATGTTTAAAGAAGAAAGGGAGAAAGAAAAGATAGGGGGTGGAGAAAGCCTTAAAGTAAATATGAGGGAGATTAAACAGATACGAAATGAACTATCTGACCTGCTTCATAATGCAGTTGTAGAAGAAGTTGTTTGGGACAGCAATGTATATAAATATATGAAGAATTTAGCAATAGGTCATCTTGATCTCCAGATGATGGAAAGGGTTTTAGTGGGAAGGGAATATTTAAATCAAGGGTTAGAGAGAAGAGTTCATATTCGCAATAATGAAACTAATAAAATGTTGGTTAAAAGTCTGGTAGAAATGAATCAGATAGTTGCAGAAGGTGGGGATCTTTCCCTTCTGCTGGCAACCATTGGAGCCAAAGAGGTATCAAGGGATAGTCTCTGGTTATCATTTAGAAGATTCGGTTATCAATATAATCAATTTGTTGAACTTATAGATACAGGCATACGGTTAGGACTTGTATTCAAACATTTTGATAGTTCAAAAGGTGGATATTATTATAGCAAAGCAGGTAAGGGAAAACAATCTGGTCCAAGAGCTATATCTGAAGAAAGGAGAAAAAAGAAAGCGAAAATATTTGCAAAACTAAAGCAGAGCACGAAATTAGATATGATTGAACCATAAGAAGAAAAATAGTCTAAGTACAAAAAATTGTGTAAAGGTATACAACTAACTAACTGGTTGTTTCCTTCTATCGCAAAAAATCACGTAAGAGAAAATAGCATCCAGGTGTAAAAGAAGAGGTGAAAAGCAGATGGAAATAATAGTTACATGGTTTCTACCATCAGGTAAGTTTAGAAGAAGTGAGAAGATAGACATCGGTGCTCTTTCTCTGGTTGACCTTAAACAATTTAAACAGGAGATAGTAAACAGAGAATCTGTAATGTCTATAGGTTGGCAGGGATATTATTATATCACAACTGACATCGCTAATCAGAAGATGGATTGGTATAGGGGTTTCCATTGTAAACTATTCAAACCAGAGGAGTTTGAAGGAATAGGTAAGTATGGTAAGAAGCCCTGGAAGTATTCCAAGAATGCACAGAAAGAGCTCTGCATCAAGATGATGCAGATGGCCAGGGAGGAAGGGAAGATGGAAATGAAGATGGGTGAACCAAGACCAGATAATAAGGGAAACATAATAGAGTTAAAGAAGAAAGGATATAGGGGATTGTATGGGAGGTATCCTTGATGTGGAAATTTCCTATCTTTCGGGTAATGGTTAGACTTACATTGAGAACTCTTGATACTCTGGAAGATGTAGTTAGGGCAGAACAAAAAAGGTCTGCCATGCGTTGTGCAATGAGAGATGAAATTAAAGAAGCAGAACGTAATGAAACAAGAGAAATGAGGAGATGAAAACCAAAAATCAGAAAAGTTTATATAGAAGATATGAGGGCTTACGTGATTCAGATAAGAAAAAGGAAACACTTATATAGTTATATATATATATAAGTATATAAAAAAATGGTGTTATAGAGATTAGAGCATCCTCATTAAATTAAATGGCAGGGATTAAAGATGCAGAGTCAAAATTTAAGTCAGCAGAATTACCTAATACCCAGAGACATCATTCAGCAGATTGAACTTGAAGTAGCAGAGAAAAAAGCTAAATCAAAATCTGAAGTTGTTAGACGTGCTCTCGCAGCATACTTTGATGTAGACTCATATGAACGGGAGAAACAGCTCCCGATTAGGTTTAAAAATGCAATGGATATGTTTGAGATTCTTATCATCTTAGCAGATAACGATGAGTATAGGGCTAAAAAACTTGATTCATTCTGGCTATCCTGGCCTGATATAATGGAAATCAAATTCAACAGATGGTCTTTTGCTCTGAAGGCAGTATCCATCTTTACAAAGATATGCCGTTATCTTAAGCATCCACTTCAATATGAGCAAGTCATCTCTGAAGTCCCCATTCCTGGGACAAGACGAAGGAGGATGATGAAAGAGGGATTCACATTATATCTTGAAGTCCCCATCACAGTTGAAATATTGAAAAAGATGCAGAAGGAAGCATTCACATTATTGGAAGAAGATGACTTTGAAAACAAACTGCTTACAATGGGATCAGATGAATTAACAAAAACCAATACAGATGTTGCAAGAGATCATCTGATGAACAAATTTGGTCTGGGTGGGGGTGAAGAAGATGGCGAAGGATTTGACACAAATACAGACTGAGGAAGAGGGTGATAATAAAAGCATCTCTCTTCCCACAACTCCCCTTCTATCTAAGTTAAAGGAAAAGAAGATGCAGAAGGCAAAAGAAAAATCATCCTCTGTTCTTGAAAATGCACGGAAGAGAAGAAAGAAGTCAGCCAAGATCCAGAATCTTGCTCCACATATAGACTTTCTGCCAATGGAAAGTGGGATTATCATTTCCAAATTAGATTACATTCTCACTGAGGAGGTGGAGGATGCCTATGTCTTTGAGAAGACGAAGTTAGCTAAACAGAAGAAGGTGGAGAATGCTAAATATAATATAAAAAATCGCATTAAATCAAAGTTACAGACAAAAATAGGAGAGTAAAAGGATGACAAAATGTTTTTACCATATAGATAATGATGGGAAGTGTGCAGGTGCGATTGTAAAATCTGTCTATACAGATGCAAAGTGCATCCCTATTGATTATGACATACCTTTCCCTCTGGATAGTATAGAACTAAACGAATGGGTATTCATTGTGGATTTTAGCATCGAGCCAGAGAGTATGAAGAAACTGTTGAAAGTTACTTCTCATGTCTGCTGGATAGATCACCATATCTCCTCCATCGAGAAGTATGCTGGATTCAAGCAAGAAATTGATGGAATACGGGAAGTAGGTAAATCGGGATGTCTTCTTACCTGGGAATGGTTCTATCCCCATGAACCACCATCTATAGCTGTTCAACTTATCAATGACTGGGACATTTGGGCTAATAAAATGCAACCTCAGACAGACTGGTTTGGTCTTGGGTTGGGTATGTTAGACAATCACCCCAAAAGTAGCATATGGCCTGATCTTCTGCACAACAGAGACCCTCTGCCAGTTGAAAATATATGTGCAGATGGTAAGATTATCAAGGAGTACCAGGATAAACAAAATGAATCTTTCATGAAAAACTATGGTTATGCTACTGAATTTATGGGTTATACCTGCTTTGTTGCTAACTTACCCAAACCATCCAGCAAAGCCTTTACATCAATAGCAGACAAGTATGATGTTTTCATAGGGTATGTTCATAAGGGGGATGTATATGTCTTCTCAATCTACACTGATAATCCTGACATTGATGTAAGGAAGATAGCAGAAGCACATAGTGGTGGAGGTCATAAGGGAGCAGCTGGATGGCATAGCCCTACAATCCCGTTCACCCCAATTGATGGTGAAGATATAGATTCCAAACTGGAGGAAGCATACAATGTTCAATGAATTATCATACCCTAAAGAAATAGATGTAGCACCAGCCTTATTAGAAAGGTATTCTCAAATGCCTCTTCGAATGGAGATCGTTCCAGAGCCAGCATGGTATTTTAACCTTCGAAAGATGTTTACTGCCACAACCTGGGGATTAGTTCGGAATAGAGCGTATGGGCGATATTGGTATACCTGTCCATTTTGCAGAAAAGAACATTGGAATCTTGAGAAAGAAGAACAAGATATTCTAAAACCTGTTGGGGGTGGACTTCATGCTCATGAAATATGGTCTTACGATGATGAAACACATACTCAGAGATGTGATGGAATAGTAGCTCTCTGCCCTACTTGTCACTCTATCAAGCATATGGTTCTCACACAGAAGAGGGCACAAGAAGGTGCTGTGAAGATGTCAGAAGTTATTTCACACTTCTGCACAGTTAATCAATGCTTACAACAAGACTTTGAAGATATTCTAGAATTTGAGATGCAAGTTTTTCATTTCAGAGGGAAGTTCAAATGGACTTGTGATATTCAAGATTACATGGAATATGTTGGACCTAAAGCAGCTCCGTTTATAGCCTCTGAGATGCTTGTTGGTAATCTGGAATTGTTACCGACAAAAGTTCTAAATGAAGTTGCAAAGTGTCTGGAAGAGATCGAAGCAGGAACATTTAAACTGCCGGAATAAGGGGATGATTAAATGGACATATATCAAATTGTAGAAGCAATTATCGACAAAGTTGGGATGGAAGATAGAGAGGTCAAAGAAGTCTTAGAGGTTATATGTAACAACTACGACGCTGCTTTTCTAAGCTGGATACGGGAAAATGTAACTGTTCAAACATATAATACTATGGGAGAATCTATTGAAACTATAGATTGGAAGTGAACGGTGATTTAGATGACAGCAGATACTATTAGAGAAGAGATAGAAACTGAACTCTCTAAATTCATGGAACAATATGCTATTGCTCCAAATCGCATATTCCTAACTCCAGATGCATATAATGATGTGATTCAACATATATCATATCTAAACCAGCATATATATACACTTATATATAATGATAAGGGAGAACCTGTTAAATATGGCGGAATTAAAATACAATTACATGAAAATAGTAGTGTATGTTTGAAAAGGGTGATAGTATGCCTGATAGCAGAGTGAAGAAAGTTAGGTTAAACTTACTTAAACGCATACGCAAGAAAGCGAAGATAAATCAACCATATCCCCCAATTCCAGATGGTCTTTGCTTTATAGATGGTGGGCCATGTGTAGATAGGATGGCATATACCAATTGCGAAAACTGTTCCTGTGGAAAGAATTTGCAGAAGATTAAGGAGAAAAGGCAGAAAGTTGTATTTCCAAAAGCGATGGGAAAATTAAAGATACCCTATAATTTCTATACCCCTTGCACTGAATTTCCAACAGAAAGGCCAGATGGAGGCAAACTTCAGGAAGGAGATAGATGTATGATTGTAGATATGGATGATCCTCTAAGTGGGAAGATATATTTCTACACTGGTAAGAGATGGATATTATTTGCATGTAAAAATCCTAAAGATAACGGTGATTGAGATGGATACATATGGGATTGTAACGGATGAAAATGAATTAGAAGCTATCATTAGAAGTATAGAATCTTCAAATCAAATAGTATTTATTTCCAGTAAACTTATGCCTGGTTATTATTATTGGAATACAACAGGTAGTGAACACTCTCATGATTTCCCAACAATATATTTCAAAAAAGAGCTATATGAGAAGATAAAGAAGATTAGAGAGAAGAGGGAAACAGAGGTGTGATTAAGATGAAGCTACAGAAACATGCCGATGAAGATTGTAAGGAATCAGAGTCCCCACAGAGCGAAGAGAAAGGAAAAGTGATATTATGGTTAGAAAAGTATCTTCAGGGAAAGGTGAGTGAATGGAAATACTAACATATGCAATGAAAGATGTTCTGATTATTCTGCATAGATGTGGGATTTCGCTATATGGGGCAAAGTGTCATGTCTGTGGGAAGAAGATATACTGGAGAAAGTTGGGTGGCGTTTGGAAAGGGAAAGATGGTCCCGTTTTCCTCTGTGATGATGCAAGTTGCATATTACTTGGGCTCTTAGAAAAAGATGAGATGTTAGTCATCATTAATACACCAAAACGGAAAAATAAGTTTTGGGATGCTTGGAAAGATAGCAGACAGCGGGATGGTGGTTCATCGTGATCCAGCCATATCCACCCATTAACGGTGTTAAGTCCCTGTATAAATGCTGTAGAGGTGTCTACTATTCAATGGGAAAAACGCCTTTCCGTGACCTCCCTACTTTACACACTAAAACACCATTCTATAGCGAAACTTCTCTTCTACTTCTAAGCATCCTGGGGGTATAAGATGGACGACCAGGTAACAACGGATATTGAACGTCTTCTACGAAAGAAGGGTTATAAACAGGGAAGAGTGAAAACATATCTATGGTGGCGGATAGTGTACATAGATGATGAGGAGTTTAGGGTATTCCAGGATCTAAAGAAGATGGATTGTTATATGTATAAGTCTGGGCATCAAGGCCCTTCCTGTCATCCACCAGATGAAGACATTACATTGATGGGTCAATTTAAAGCACTGACTGATACAAAGCAGATGAGGTTGATATGATGGAAGAGTATAAAACAGTGAAAGAGATGGAAGAAAAAAATCCTTTACATGATGGAGATTATGACTTACTGATAAGTCTAATTGATAGGAAGATTGCTTCAAATTCTTTTATAACAATAACAGAAACCAGATGTGAGCCATTCCATATATACTGGGGTAAAAGCCACATATTAATAAAATACCATTATCGTATTATAATAATATGCTTGTGATTCGGAAGGGAGATCCTTATGACTCAGAAGAAAATGAATGATGGAACAGAGAAGGTTAAAGAGTGTCTCTGCTGTGGAACTCTGATGATAAAGTCTGGTATGTGCATTTGGCATTGTCCTAACTGTGGATGGGAAGATAGGGATTGCAGCATAGGAGATGGGGGTCAGGTAGATGGGTAATCGGTTGATAGATGTAATAGTATATCCACTATTCGTTATCTTCCTAATTCTCATCTGTATACCTATCTACTTGCTATATATGCTTAAAGCCATTCTGGAAAGGATATGGAAGGGTCACAAATGAATACATGTCCAGTTTGTGGAAGAAAGTTGCAAGAATGTGATGAGAAGAGTCATAGTTCTGGCCTACAGATGCAAAGATGGGCAGTGGAAAAGAGAAAAGAAAGAGACTCTTTACTAAATGTCAGAAATGCATTACAACATTCGGGGTGGATAGATGGTTAAGCTACATGGGAAGGAATTCAAGTTAGCAGACTTGCCACAGATATGCTCATGCGGTAACTGGAATTGCCCTAATTCATATAAAGGCAAACCAGGTATAATAGAAAAACTGGAGAAGGCAAAGGAGGAAGGGGATGCCAATAATTCGAAGATGTGCTAAATGCAGGAAGATACGAATTAGGGTTGTGCGTATGGGGGGTAAGTGTGGACTACCACCTGAAGCAAAAGCTTTTCTACGTAAACAATCAAAGATGATAATGAAATATGGAATATGCAATTGTCAAAAGAAGGAGGAAGAGAGATGACACTTGACTCACTATTCGTAGAAGTTGATGAGTTCCAGGACGCATTCTTTCCAAACTATAAGGATGCTGAGTTAGTATACTATACAAACGCTTTAGCAGGTGAAGTTGGAGAACTATGTAATCTGGCAAAGAAAAGGGCTGGAGGAGGTTGTTCGAATCCTACAATTGAGATCAGAGAAGAACTGCTGGATGAATTATCTGATATAATGATATATTCCCTGTTATTATATCGCTACTTTGACATTAGTCCTTTAGAAGCTACAAATAGAATCAGGGTTAAAATGGAATCCAATGCCCTTCGATTGAAAGAGAAACGTAACCAGGGTATAGCTTATAGAAACTGGAGGGTTAACCTGCAAAAGAAAGTTCAGAAACAGAATGCGATGAAGGCGAAGAAGAAAAGCAACATAAAAGTTGAACATATAGTATGGGAAACTGCAAAACAGAAAAGAAGAAAACAGAAGATTCAGAAAGAAAAGGAGGCAAAAAAATGGGAAACAGATGGAAAGGCCGTTATAAAGGTCGCTCTTCAGCCAGGTCAGCAAAAAAAGCAGGGTATGATTTCGAAGATGAAACAATCAAAGCATTCTCATGGTTAAGTCTGCAATACCCTTTATTCTTCCACAAAGAAGCAGATACACACGCCTTACGGACAGTCATCAGGCAGATCAAAGGAGCATTCTATGACCTTCCTCCATCTATCCAAGATAACTTCCAATATGCACTATATGCTTTCAACCGGATGACATTACCAAAACAACCAGGTGACATGTGGCTTGTAGTTAATGGTATTGGTGGGATGTTAGAATTAAAGAGTAAATCAGCATCTACTCCTTTAATGTTATCTACGATGATTCAGCCACACCAATTTCAATATGCTACCAAAATAGAAGTAAACGGTGGGGGATTCTACTACTTCCTCATCTGCAATCGTCTTAAACCTGATTCACATTATGTTATAGCTCTGACAAGGAGTGAAGTTAGGGATATTTTCATCGCAGAAGCTGAGATGAAAAAGAGAAAAGGATGGTCAAGAAGCGGATGGAGCTGGGATGAGTTAGCATCCTTTACCCATCTGCCAGTTATGGTTGCCAACAACAGACGCTACTGGAAAGAAGATCATTTCACAAAATGGGATTATACCCCCCTCATACTTGATATACTGAAGATATATGGAAAGGAGGTGAAAGAATGCCAAGGCCAAGAATCATATGTAAAAGTTCGGAATGCGTTCATCCAGAACGAAACTTCTGTATAAGCCAAGAAGAACACCCAGTTGTATGTGACTGTTTAGTAATCACAAAACCAAGGAATAAAAACAGTTTCTCATAGAGCTACATCAGGCAGATTACGCAGGAGCAGTTCCGTCCGTATGCTTCCACTTCTATTCACCCTTCGGCCATACACGATGGAATTGCCCTGCAACTCCTCTTCATCTGAGTTGAAATCTATCAGACTTAATAACGGTATCTGATGTAATCCATGTAAGGTTACTGTTATACTTCTACCTATGTTAGCGAAGCGAATCAGCTCAGGTGACTTTTCATAAGATGATTTATACCCTCCACCATCTCCATCCTGGATATTCTTCATAACTCTAAAATGCTTATGAACATAATCTGCATTGTCCACACGTCTGAACCATGTATCAGAATCTCCTATCAGCACAGATGTTAACATTGTATTAGATTTCTCTGAATCAATGTTCAACAATTGACTTCCTTCTATTGTATAAATAGGGGAATCTGTGATCTTTGGTTCTCTAAGCAGACTCATAAGTGGTTTATAGTTACCTTCTCTGGGTGTTGTGAGTAGATGGAAAAAGCGTGGATTGAAGGGGTCAAGATTGTCAAACATCTTCTTTCGCATTTTAATGCAAATGCTCTTACACGTGTCATTTGCACTTGACACTTCTGCTAATCCAGATGAAACATAAAATCCAGCAAAATCCATATACGGAACACCAGACTGTCGCTCAACCTGTTTATTTAAGAGGGACATAGCAGATACTATATTTAAACCATTCAATCCCTTATGCTGATTAAATGTGCGATTCCATAAATCATAATACCCTACAACTGGAATCTCCATACCTGATTCAATGCCAATCACAGACCTCTGGAAATCTGGTGGAACATATCCTTCGAAATCAGGTCTGTTAAAAACCCCTCCATCGGGTGATTTTATATAGATTTTCATCTGCATACCAGGGAAAATTGCCCTCTCTGCCCATCTACGTGCATTTCCAACTGAGAGTGTAGCCACACCTGCACCATTTACTTGTTCTTCTATGTCAAAGTCAGATACAGAAAGCTTGTCTGTTATATCATCCCAACTGTTTTCCCATGGAAAGCGTCTATAGATTATAGCATTAGACATACATTAACCCCCTATTCTACAATAGTGAAATCTGCATTCCAATGTCTCTTCTCCAAGTCACTCCAATCTCTATCTCGACTGAAGTTTCCCATAAGCATATACTTTTCTTCACCTTCTATCTCAAATTTGAAGGCAGTTTGATGATTTTCACCATACAAAAGAGTTACAAGATCATCTGGTAATTCCTGAAATGCTACTGGAAGTGTATTTCTCCATACATTTACCTTAGCGATGGGGTGGGTGGCATGTCTTGTAGAAGCCAGACCAGATAAGCGTATCTTTCTGACCGATTTAGTAACACTATCAAATGTCTTCTCATCACCTGCTATATTTTCATCCGCTTGAACATCTCTTCCCCCAATGATTCCCTCTGTAAGAACAAAATTTGAGAAGTCTGTGATGTTTATGATATCAGAGATATAACCTGATACAATTTCATCAACTACTTCGATAGTCATACTAACAATTGGGGAATATTGTAAGTTATCATTTCGAACCCGTAATTCTACTAATACTGGTCCTGCTGCTGATACAAATAAATCAATGTATGGTACATTTTTTAGCCACCATCCACCACCGTTAAACTGAAATTCATATCTGGCATTTCCTTGCCCTAACACTTGTGTCTGGTCAAAGAGATATGATTCCATCCCCCATACTCTAAATGTCTCACCTGTTTTCACAAGTAACTTCTCAGCAGAGATTGAGGCAATGGGGGGAATGTCACCGATTGTATGATCATATTCATTGGCTACCCAATCAGAGATAAAACCATCTTCACTCTCAAATGCCATAGAGAAGGCAACATCCCCCGACTTTGTGTAGAGGTATTCGGGACATTTATATACCTGGGTTCTGGCAGGGAAATTATGACCTGTGGAAGATGTAAATGTTAACAGATTACCTTCTATGGATGCGATTATCTTTAGGTATGGTTTTAATCCATCCATAATCACAACCCTATCTCCTACCTTGAGGAAGGATGTCTCTGAAACCGATAAGATCCCTCCTGGATCATCTTGAAATTCAACATCCATCTCGAAGATTTCATCTGTGTAACCTTTACCCTCATCATCAAAGAGGAAGTGAACCCCTGTAATCTGCCTTCTAATCACCCATATGAAGGTATTGAAGTCAAAGAAAGCATCCAACCAATCTACATAGATGACATATGCTCCTGTTCCTATTTGCTGGAAATCAACTGAAGATGCCCTTTCACTGTAGTTTCCACGCATGAACACCAGATCCATACCTCCAACATAGTCTACCATATTAGGTGGAACTTTGAAAACAACAATCTTCTTCCAACCTTTAGTATCCAGGGTTAAGTTATTCTGTTTAGCATAATGCGTAGTGTTTGCTTGATTATACAAACCTGCCCCCACATCAAGATCATAAAATCCCCATGTTGTAGGGCCTACACCAGTCACTTCTGCAACTTTTCCATCCTGACCTGCCCATGCTCCACCAGATCCAACATTGACATAATAAAAGTCTCCTAAAACTTCTCCCCCAGGTGGTGCAGTTAGATTAACATCCTTACAGCTATATTCAACATAGGTCTGACAATTATCGGGTGTCTGAAAACTATCTATACCTGCCCCTACAGGATACAATTTATCATTAATATCATTGTTGATTAGCTTACCTCCAGACAGAGTTGGACGTAGATTAGTAGTAGCATCTACATATTTATACAATTCAGGCCCAAGATTTCGAACTGCTTCTAAGAATGGCCTATATCCCAAAACAGGATTCGAGAAGAGCTTAATCGTTGCTACCTGTCTGGTATCACCACCTATAAGGGTTTGGATTCTAAAGTGAACTCTGTTATATTCTCCAATAGCCATACCTGGATAATACCCCATAGGTATCCAAAGATTAGCTTTGTCTAACCCCTGATTGTCTGATGAAACACCAAGCTGAACAGATAGAGGATTTTCCATGAGGCATGATCCAAGCCTATATGCCAAAAAATCAGTATCTTCAGATGGTGACCAAGAGAAATTTGCAATCGCTCTATCTTCTGTAGGTTCAAGAGTAAGTTCCCCTGCCATATCATATGCAGTATTTGCATCTTCTGCAAATTTCCATAGAACTGCAAGAAGTGGGCCTGATTTGTTGGAAGGTGTTACAAAATCTCCCCCTAACCCATCTATAGTTACAGGACCACCTTCTGCCCAAAGGGTATCATCAAAATTATCTGTTATATCTCCAGGATTAGGGAAGGTCCCTGTCCGTATATACCCTGGCCCCCATATCTCTAAAAACAGTGACTCTGCCACACCCCCCATAAGAGTTTCATCTGCCATATCATACATATGCCAAAGAAGGAATTCATGTTCATCTCCTGCTGCCCAATTGTCAGCATAACACATAGGAGAGAAGTTTAAAGCCCACCATTTATCGCTAGTATTATACCCATTACAGAGAGCGTAATCATATGGGGAAATCTCTGTTATGGAAGAAACTCCTGTTCCACCCAATGGATATTTAGCATCTACATGAAATGTAGGGAGTGGCTGTTTAACTTTCCATTTGTTAGATGTTTTACCATCTAAGTTCATACCAAATCCGAGTTCAGAGTAGAATTTATCCAAAGGAATCGAATCTGTTGGAGGGGTTTTCCCTTCTATATCTGTATCATATTCTGCAAACTTAGCATCATTCCCAAATTTGAATCCAGAATACTTCCCAACCATAATAGATGGATTAAATGCATTGTCTATAACTGCTGTAGAAGAATCATATGGTAGAAAAAGAATAACTTGTCGAGGATACATCCCTTTATGTGGGGCATCTGGGATTTTGAATTTTATAGCTATTCGGCTTCTTTGTGGGCCACCCCAAGGTGAAGATGCAGCAGGGGTCATACCTAATCTATGGATGGGATCGTAAACAGGCTTACCAAACAGATCCCCATTATCATGATAAAGCTGAAATGTTGCCATATGCATCTTAAAGATTTCAGACTTTGTATCCGCATCTGTTGAAGGTCCAATCATTCGCCAATCTTTTGATGCCAGGTAAAATCTAATAACTTCATCATCTGCTAAATCACTCATATACCTTCCTCCACAAATACCTGTCTTTTAACTGCTCTATTCGTATTCTTCCATAACGTTGCAGGTCTATCTGCTCCAACGTTGAAATAAGCATTCTCTATCAGTGCCCCACCTCCACCTCCTCCACCCATTCCCATATACCGCCTTCCAGATGGGGAGCTTAATGGTATAACTGCCTCTGGCCCTAATTCGCCAATTGTAGTCTGTGTTCTCCCAACCGCTATACCCCCCTTCCAAAGACCATACCCACCACTAAGCATTTGTGCAAGAGAAGCAGCTGCGAAGAGAGCAACACCAAGACCTATGATGATGGCTGCCCATCCTACTGGCCCTTTCATAGCCAAAAGCAGAGCCTGAGCTTTGGCTGCTATTAATGTCCGAAATGCGTACACTAACATTGCAGAACCCAATCCAGCCAGGACCGCACGTAAAACAGGCGACTTTGTTATAAATACACCAAAGATAGCAGCCAATGCACCCATAGCAGCTACTACGGATAATATGCTAATCTGCAATCCATGAAATGATATAGATAAGACTGTATTGGCACTCCCTATTCTGGATGCATTTAGAACAGACTGGGTTCTTGCAATCTTACTCATCATGATATAAAACTGATATGAAGATGCTGCAAAGTTAACAACAGATGCTACCATCTGCAGAGGTGCAACTATTTTAACAATCTTTTCGTTAGTCTCATCTGAAAAAATACCTGCTCGCTGAAGATTCCATGACAACCCAAGAAGAGACATATTAATACCCAACACAGCCATATTGGCCATATGGATGTTACGTGTTAACATCCGTGTAGAGGTAGAATATTGCTCCTGGACAGGCGTAGCATTTTGATATTGTATCTGCTGTTTTTTATCTAAATCAATAGCCTCTCGTCTGCCATTATTGTAAACATTAATACCTTCGGTTATAGAGCGAACCTTCTGAGTTCCTATTTCTTGAACTTCGAATCTGATTATTTCCCTATGGGTTACAACATTTCCTTGGCCTGGCATACTATCACGCTACTTATGATTCTGGAGGATCAGGGATTTTAGATTTCATTAACTTACCAGTCTCAGATGCTATTATCGAAAGTAATTTATAATCTCCTACATCCATTTCATATAGTGCATACGGGAGGGGACATAATCCTTTCTCTATCCAGGAATATAAATCAAATATTCCTTGTATTCGGATGTCAAAGAATCTGCATCCAAAGCAATCTATTTCGGGAGAGTTATCTGCACACCGTATGCACTGGTGGATTTTTTTCTATGTATCGCCCCCGAAGCATATTCATCTTTGAAGGTCATTAATCTTGCAATTATTTCATCTGGGTGAATAGGTTCTGTGTCACCTTCAAACAGTCGTGATGCATCTTCCAGAATGGAAACTGGTTCATCCAATCCATAGAACTGAAACTCATCTACAATCTGAGCAAGTTTTGTGAAGATAGTATCATCCATATATATCCAGAATCCAATAGACATAAGCTGTTTCTTTATTTGCCCATTCTTTTCCACTATCGGTTCATCATTTTCATCCACTTCTGGAACAAAAACAGTCAGAGAGAGTTTCTCAGCTGCAGCATAATATGATACAAACAGCTCAATCTCTCTACCATCTATATCATACGTGGCTCGTTTTCTGGATTCTTCTTCCATGCTTAAAACTTCCTGCTCAATCGCTTTCGATTCTTCAAGAAATTCCTTCCGGTTTATCTTCTTTTCATCAAAAGCAGCCTGTGCTTCTGCTTTCTTTTTCAATAAACCCATCATTCGACTGCTATTGAGTATGAAAGAATACTTCCGTTCATACCCATCCCACTCTAATTTTGACATCTTCTTTATCCAGAAGTTATCTGATCCTATTTTAACTCCTGCAAGATGTTGCATAGTATAGCTTTCTGGTTTTTTCTCCATTTAAATGACCTCCATCTGACGTTGATTTAGATAACTATGGTAAGGATTTAGCAATCTTTGCTTCTGTTATGTTTTTAATCTGGAATCCAAACGCATCTACCATCCGTTCCATTTCTACCTTTAACTCTTCTGTTAAATTGGATGTATTAAATGCTTCATATTCCAGAGTAAAGTCTGCCAAAATGTTTGAGTTATATGCCAATTGTAGCTTATGCTTCCACCACAAAAGATCATTTTGGTCATATTGCATATCAAAGGAAACCTGGTTAGATTCTCTATCCAACGTGATGCTTCCATTATAATCACTTCCATTCGCAACTCCCTGGGTGGGACCAGTCTTCCCAGAGCCTATATGTCCAAAGATTTCACCCTGATTATTTAAGGTTATGTCCAACTTCCTTATTTTTACTCTCTTGGCAGATGTAGAGGGATCTTGTTCAATGACATCCCCTTCTGTCCAATTTCTCGCAGCAGGTAATGCAGGAGAAACAAGGAAGGTTTTAGCTGTAACATCTACAGTTGTGATAGTTGTTGGGAATTGATAGCCATCTATTTTGGATGTTATGATAATATCATCACCATCTTCATATCCTGTGACAGATCCAACTGTTAACAGAGTATCAGTTGGGCCTGCTGGTAAACCTAACACTGTTCCATGCGTAAAGACAGAAGTGCAATGTCCATGACTTCTAAGAAGATATCTTTTATATGGTAGATCTGGGGGTATAGTCTTATCTGGAAGAGTCCTTAACATATACCCATATAGGACCTCATGATTCTCGGATAAATGACTTGACATGTCATCATCAAAAGAGATAGATGTTTGGGTAGCTATGCATCCAGTCAGAAGGCGAATTTGATTTGGACTCTGTCTCATTCTATAACAGAGAGAAAATGATTTGATGGTGGAGGAATTTGGTCTTTCACGGATGTTTAAATCGCCAGACATATCATTCGGTATCTTTCCATCATATGTCATAACAAATGCTTTTAAAGATGAGTATGCATAAACATTGTCACCATACTTGAAGAAATCTGATCCCGCCTGTGTATCAAAGGTTATCTTCCCCATACGTGCAGCTTCAATGGGGTGTTCTTTATACAGCCCATCCCCAACTCCACCTTCGGCAGTTCTCCCCATTTCCAGCTCATTTGGTGCTCTGACAATCCTACCTTGTATAGTAGAAGGAATGAGATTGATGTCATCCCCAATTGTTATGGCTGTAGCCAGAGGGGGTTCAATCTTAATCTCATCAGGATTAGGCATATCAATTATGATATGCTTAGATGTAACTCCACCAACTTGCCTTACAATTTGTATTCTCAAGAATTTGAAATAATCTTCATCCACCGTGTAATCATCATCCCCTACAGGATGTGTTGTGTTGTAGGTAGGTAAATCTGGAGTTATCTCAATAACATCCACACCTATCCCAGCTGCAGCAGCTACTTCAAATCCAGTTAGTGGAACTCCATATGCTTTTTCAGGAAGCATTCCTATTGGCTCAATTTCAGCTTGTATATCAAAACTACTCATCTTCTCACATCCTTTTCAGATTTCATGGAATTTGGTCAGCATACAATGGTATAACTTTTGCTGTGCATCTTACTGTAGATTGGTGAAGGTATATGTTTTCTAATCTCTCATCCGGCAGATTAAAACCAGTCGGATCAATTTCTACCAGCCCAACCCTATTATCTAAGTTAGGATTAGCAGATAACCATGTTTCAAGAATCTGCAGAAACTTCTCATGATTCTCCAGGTCAGCTTTTTTCCTAATATCAGCAATGTAAATAATCTCAATGGATTCATCCCATTCAGATGCTACGGAACCAATATGCGGTTTATCTATATCACCATCTGCACAAGTGGCAAGTATCTGCGGTCTTGTGGTTATATGCTTATATGGTTTTCTTACTAACTTATATACTTTTGAAAAAGACTTCTGCCCCAATATAGGATGGGTTTTACAGTAGTCCAGAATGTATTCTAAGATTGGTAAGATGGGTGCAGATGGGAGAGTTAAAGTTGCCATAGATGCTTTGGTGTATACATCTCCATTTGTCCCAACGAGTGTCAGATCAAGATCATTACCATATCCACCCATCCATCCAAACCATCTAATCTTAAACCCATTTGGAACCTGCTTATCTACATACATCTTATGACAAAAACCATTGCAGGTTATAAATACATCTGCTGCAACGGCATTCTGAACTTTAATGTCAACATATTCTTCCTGGTGCAGTTCAAATGGAACTAATGGTGTGAAGTTAGAGAAGGCCATTAAGAACCACCCCCAAATGCCATACCAATGGATGCTATATAGTCCCTCCAGAATTTACTTGCCATATTATTCAACATAGTAAGTTCCTCTGATGACATAGGTCGTGCATCTAAAGAAATTGGTCTTGGCGGTATTCTTGCACCAGAATCTCTTGTTGCATTCTTTGTAGATACTCTGAACCCAGGACCAGCTTCCCAAGAAAGTGATCCAAACTGACCAGGATATCGTATTCTCTCTGTCCCCCCTCCACCAGAACCATATGACAAAATGGAGAGCAGATCATATGTTCTACCTGCTGTATTCATCGCCATCCTTTTAGTCCCAAATCTGGCAGAACGAGAACCTATATCTCTGATTGAATAACTATTAACACCTGCAAGAGAACCCATAAGAAGTCCCGTTCTAACCAACGGTATGTTTCCTATCCTTACCATCCGACCAAGGAAAGTATCTCGAACCATAGCCCAGGGTCTCTGCTTTTGCTCATACCCTTCATTAAATCTTCGAGCAAATATCTGTTCGGTGGCAGTAAACAGATTCATAAAATACTGATTAAGAGGAGCATTTCTTAGCTTCTGTGGCAGGTTTTCGGTTTTAGCTGTAAACTTCTGTGCCCCATCACCTTCAAATGAAACATTGAATAACTGTCTTCTCCTTACCAATCTATATCACCATCTGCTTGTATATGCTTTATGATTTCTGTTCCCTCTATCTTCAATTGTGTTATGTTAGCCATAAACTCTTGCCCACCTGAAACACTGTAATCTATAAACCTCTGATAACAGTCTTTCTTAACCCGATTGAGCAGAAATCGCCTAACCAGATCATAGTCTGGTATGGTGACTGAATTTAACCGTTTGATTAACCATTCTACAACTTCAGTGGAACGATTATGTATGAATTCTGTTATAACCGTATCAGATAAAATATCTGCATCTTCTGGGAAAATAATTTCATCTTCTATCAACTGTTCCATATTAAGTTCTATATCTGATACAGTGATGATAGGAATAACACCAACAACTTTAAAAGCATCTTGTTCGGCCAATACATCTAAGACAGATTTAGGATACATCTGAAGCAAAGCAAAACAACATTCTCCTGGTATAAGTGCAGGATCAGCGACTTCTAAAGATCGAGTCAGACTTATCTGAAGCATATGCATCTTATTAGGAGTTGTTGCTATCTCATCACCATCTACAACAGATACACCATCTATGCTAACTACTATAGTCCAGGCTGTATGCAGCTTACCTTCGTGAATCTTAAGAATCCAGGTCTCTTCATTAGACGAATCATTGTAAAGGATACCATAGAAAAGAATTTGAGATGGTGTTCCAGCAACAGGCATAGTCATAACTTTAACGGCTGTTTTTGTATCATCCAATCTGTCTATATCAACATTCTTCATACCTTCCGTATCTGCTTTGGAAATTAGACGTTGAAAGACATATCTGCCTTTACTTTCTATGACTATATTAGGTTGCACCATATACATACCCCATTTACTTTTTTTCCTGACGTAGTATGCTATCACGTATATCTGTTAATAGTGTTGTCTGTGTTGATTGTTCTTTTGCCATATTATTAAAGCAATTTATAGTCTGCTGTTGATATAAGTTTTGCTTGTTTTTGACTTGATATACAGCAGTTTTTGTTTCATGAATATCTCTGCTGGTTAGAGCATTTGAGGTAATATCATTTTGACGTGGATCTGGAAGAGTTTCTGTTTTCCCATTCTTAATTCTTGTCTGGAGGAGATTTAAACCCATACCAGATACTTTATAAAGAATAAGGACAATCAACATACTTCCAGCTACCATCCCTGCCTCAAATGCTCCTATATCTGCCATCTTTTCACTGTCCATCCATCTTTCGAAATCGTCTCCATGCCCTTCTGCTTCGTCTCCGTGGTTCATCTTCTTTTGGGGAATGTTTCTCTTCAATATGTTGTTGCATCTCCTCATCTGAGTGTGCAATATATCCACACCCATCTTCAGTGCAAGTCTGAGCCGAATTTAATTGTTCATTGCATCCATCTACTACCTTGCACTTTTCACAATCAGCATCATCTTTAGCTGTCCCAAAACACTCTGGAACAGGGGGATCTTCTTCAGGGCCGCCAGAGTCCTCGCTCGATGTTTCTTCGTCCTCTTCCTCTTCCAGCTTTACTTTTACTTCTGGCTCTGGCGGATTTAGAGGGTCCATCTTGGAAAAATATGCATCCAATGCGGCTTGGCCTTCCTCTGCTTTGATAGGCCAGTTTAGGCCCAGATGATTCTCAGGATCTACCTTCTTGATTTTTTTCCATATTTTACTTTTATTAACCATTTTCAGGCCTCCTTTATCTCTGCCTCAAGTTTCTTCTTCCTGGTGGTAAGTTTCGCATACCCTCTATCACCTTTCTTCTTACCCTTGAGGATAGCTTTGATTGTTTTCAGGGCTTCTTTCTTATCTGTCATCCCCTCAACAATCTTCTTCACATTTGCCTTTTTCCGTGATGTTTTGTTAGTTGTCTTTCGTCTACCCATATTAGACCTCCTTTTTTTGTTATGATTATTCCTCTTCTTCTATGACTAATCTAAATGTGACAGAATGCCCACCTATCAGATCCACAGTCATCAATCCATATTTAGATATGTTCAGACTCTTTATTTCTTTGGATTCTCCACAATCTGGGCAGTAACAAGTATCAGACATATAATCACCTTTGTATTAAATCTACACTGACTATCTGTATTCTGTTGGCTGGCGAATTTGTTCTGTAAAGCATTAGCGTAACAACATCTCCTGGTTCAAACTCTACATCTGTTCCAAGAGTAAATGTCTGCTGATATCTTCTTGACGTTGTAGCAGATGTAAGATCGCCTAATGTAACATTACTTGCTTCATTATAGGAACCATATGCTTCTTCACCAGAATAAGCAGATGCATAATATTTCATACTACTGGCAGTGTATTCTGCAGTAAGGTTTAAATAGATGATCTGTAATTTCCAATCTCTACCAGGTTGGGCACGGTTAGGAATCTTAAAACCAACCCTGAGACTACTACCAGAACCCCCTACTCCAGAGGGATATTCACCTAATCTAAATTGTGCAGCAGTTCCAGCTCCATATCCTAAGCAACTTCCACTTGGATATACGCCTAAAAATTGTGCTCTAATTTCATCTGGAGAATACCACGTTCCATCTGTATTCCCATTTAAATGAGAAAAAGAAGCAGATAAAGATCCACCAGTCCGTTTTAATGAATTCGTTCCACCAGAGATATAGGGTGATGTTACATAACAGCTTCCGGCGGAAACATAAACACCATACTCATAACCAATTATGCTTGATGAAGTTACATTGCAGACACCCCCCACAACATATACACCTTCATCACCAACTTCTATGTCATTAACAAGGAGTTTGAGGCTGCCATTAGATACAGCAATTCCTCTTCCACTCCCCCCTGCACCACCTTTATCTACTATCTGTCCAACTCTACCAGTTATTTCAGATGTAGCAGATGAACATACAATAGCATTTGCATTGACAGATGTGTCTTCTAACCAGATAACATCTATGTTAAGAATTATATTTCCACCAGAAGCATAGAATCCTCTACAGGCATCATCAACACCATTAACAATACATCTTTTAGCAGTAACATAGATATATGATCCTTCAGTATTAGCCACAACCAGATCACTACCTTCAACTGTTTCAAGTTCATCTGCTGTTACATAGGCAAATCCGGTTACATCCATAGTAATACAATCACTATCATCCCCTTCAATCCGCCGCATATGCACATGCACCCCATTTTTAAGAGTAATCTTCCCAGTTAATTCCATATTGGGTGCATATATATTTACACCTGCTGTGCAGGTTATATCTTCATCATAGGCCCCATTATCAAAGCAGATAACTGTATCCCCATCTGATGCTTGTGAAATTGCATATGTAAGTGTTAGGAAGGCATTTTCATTATCCTTCCCATCATTCCCATTATCTCCATGCTTCCCCCAGTAATATGCATTAGAGGCAGGTTTTTGCATATTTCGCCAGTTGCCATTGAAATATCCAATAAATACATCTGACGTAGTGTTATAGTAGAACATACCTTCCTGGGGATCTCCACTTCCATTTTGGGTGCTATCCCACTTCTGGCCTTGGATAAATGTTAAGCATGCTGCATCATTAGCATACTCACCCATGTAGTTGTTCTGCCCATATGGTATTTTCAATGCCATTCATCTGCCTCCTATTGTTATACATTGTGATAAGATAAACGTAAGAGTGAAATAAAAGGGTAGACAGTTTTATCTGCCTACCCCTCATGATCAGGCCACATACCATCCGGTATTACCTGTTCCAGACATCTTCATATATGTGATAAAGTTTGTAGTGTCCAGATACTTGTCCCCAACATTTCCAGTAACAGAGCCTTCGGGGGTGTTAGCTCCAGATGAGAATTTGCTCAGATTCCCATCAGAGATTTTACTGTTCAGATTAGCAAGCGTATCTGCAGTGTGCGTAGAAGAGCCAAGCAGATGGGCCTTTGCGGGCTGATTATCTGCCAATTCACCTGACAATCCAGCAACTGAGATTTCATCCGATCCACCATTTTCATGGCTTGTATGATGACCTTTTGGATCACCCAATGCAGCGATATCTCCAAGCTGACAACGTTTCTTGGCATAGGTATCTGTTGCATCTTCAATCAGAATCTCATCGGCAGTTGCCGGAGCAACATCATCCACAGCATGGATCTCACCAGACGTATCATCATGGATAGCAGATGTATCAATACCATCTTCAGGAACAGCATTCTGATCATCTGCCAGAACACCAGATAACCCTGCTACAGAGATCTCATCTGATCCACCATTCTGATGACTTGCTTTGTGAGCAGAAGGGGCAAAAGTACTTGGGATGCTAGCAAGATCAGAGTAGGTTACCTTCTTTGAGTTCGAGCCATCGTGGTCATGACCAGTTGTTGTATGGAACAGAGCATCTATCTCTGTTTCTGTGTAATATAGCTGATCATGCTTATGCTCTGAACAGTCATTACCATCTGTCAGATCTGTATGCTCCGCAGCGGTTAGATGGTAATACTCATCCGTTGTCCCACCCTGTTTATTAGCGGTGTCATTGTGGTTATAAATAGATGCCATCTTCACCCATGAAGAAGTGAAAACGTATGATGTATCTTCATCATCTACCCAACAGGCAAATCCTTCATTTGGTGTGGTAAACTCCCAATCAGCAGGATCATCACCTTCTGCAATACATATCGCTATATCATTCACAGCTCCACCAGACCAATCGCCACCTGTTCCGGCGACGATGTATCTATCTCCAATAGTAGGAGATGGAGCAGTTACGAGATCCTTATCTTTGACAGAATCCTGCCATTCCAGACCCTGGGCAAGAGCATCCACATATCCCTTTGTAGCAAGATGTGCATCATCCGTAGGTGTTACACCTTTCACCACATCACTGAAATCTCTGGTTCCAGCTGCGAGAATATACTCTGTATGGTCATCTGATCCATAGGCAGAGAAAGCAGTTGCGTGATTTAACTGTCCACCCTCTACTCCTGATGCGGAATGGTCGTGATCGTGAAAACCAGTTCCTCCCGCATCTACCCAAGAACCATTTACATATGCCTTATACGCATTGGCAGACGTATCATAAAACGTCATACCATTCTCTGGTGTGCCTGTCCCATTCTTGTTCGAATCCCAGTTTTGGGATTGAATCCAAGTCAGAGCGGCAGCTTCACCTGCATGCTTGCCGATGAAGTTATGTTGTCCAAATGGTGCATCTAACGCCATCACTTACACCTCTTCTTCTAATGTCTATAATCAGATGACACTCCAAACTGTGCCAGCTGGATTACTGACGCAAACGTAAATCAGACCAGTTACCAAGTCTTGATACTTCTGACCAAGTGCTCCAGATGTTACCCCATTAGGATTTCCATTTCCAGTCTTCATTGGCAGAGTAGCACCAAGAAGCTGTAATTCTAAATATCTTAGTCGAGCTATCACAGATGCCACACTGGAATTATCTGCAATGTCTTCTTTATTCCCAACTACATCTCTGGTGCGGGTATTATGGGTGCTATCCTTGATGGGCACTACTGGGCCTGGTGGGCAATCGGTCATTGGAATCCCCCTACTATTACATCTAACTTTCCTTTATCATCTACTGATAGTTCTACATCCCACACTAAAGTAAGAAGACCTGGTTCATTTCCTCCATGTGGGAAGAGATCTTGTTCTTTAAATGGGCCTGCATCATATCTGGCCCATTGTTCATTCTTATTATCCATTTCAGAACAATCAATGGCAGATTCAATATCATTCAGATTAACTTCTTCTCCATCGAAGTTCTCATAAGTGTATTCAATCATAGTATCTCCTCTGCACCAGCTATCCCCATACTTATTCCAATACTTCCACCTGCTGTTGAACGAAACAGCAAGGTTAATGAGAAACTTATTGCAACAGTGATTGTAAAGCAGATATGACCTGTAACCAGTTGTGGTGTATTAATTGCCAATGCCTGCATATAACTCTGGATGAAAGGTGAATTATTTATCCCCAACGCTACTTCACCAGTATTCCCACCTGCTGGAGCTAAGAATTGAGCAGAGAAGCGTAGACAATATCTTCCAGGTTTTAGGGTAAGAGGAAGAGAAGCTTTAGTCTGCCATGATGTAGATGTGGTGTATGAAGGTGGATAGGATTCCACATGTTCGTTAAATGGTTTGATGTATTCAACAATATCTGCCATATGTGCTCTCCTCCTGAGTCCAAGCTCTTATCTGCCCAATTTCAAGTGCTGCTACGCCACCAACAGATTTATTATAAAACTGCATTGTCTGCACATCAATTGGAACCTGAACCTGCGTGGGATTAAATTCTCTAACAAGAGTTTCATCTATCCAAAATCGGAATACTATATGTGTATCTCCTGCATCATCCTCAAAATGTGTGCTGATTCGTAGCTTATGTAAATTGGGTGTTCCAGACACTACATAATCATCTTGGTCAACTGTCGCTCCATTTGCTCTTACAAGTGACCTAACACCCGTTGGGATGGGAACAAATCCAATTAGGTTATCAGAAACAGAAGTTGCAGCATCTAATTTTGACCATCCCCAAAGAGAATCACCTGCTTGTAGTAATGCCTGAGAACTGAGGATGATATTGAACTCCAAATTCATCTGTTGGAACATATGATTAGCAGATGGTAAATTTGGGGAAGAAAGGTTCAATAAACATTGCCACCATTTCTGTCGTGAAATGAATCTTATATTCTCTCCATCATCAAGATCCAGATGCACATAGATCAAACCTGCTGCAGAGTCTTTGTAAATAACTCCATCGCCTGATACGATCCAACGATCATCGGTGATTATATTATCTGCATCATCCCATGTCTGCCATCCTTCAAACATACTTGTCCTGGGCAAACCCTGCTTCTCTATATGTCTAAGCATATCTATAAGTCCCTTGTTATATCTCATCAGGGAGTAAGTATCTGCCTTGGAATACACAGATGTATCTTCTTTGTTTCCAACAACATCTGTGACATATGAATTGTTAACTGCATCAGAGGGTGGGACATCTAACCTACCCATTATCTCATCTGCTTTTCCATTTATCTCATCTGCCTTCCCATCAATAACGCCCAAGGCAGCTAAAATATCTCTAAACTTTTTAAGATAATCCATACATTAAACCCCCAACAGACTCCGTTCTTTGGAATATAATTGCTTAACTTCCATCTCAGATTTCACAACAGTCCATAGTTTTGGTCTTGCTGTTGCTCCTATGAAATTTCCTCCGCTTCCATATTCTCCCCCCATCTCTGTATAAATTCCAGGGGTGACAGTTGGGGCAATATGAGATGCTTGGACACCTTTTGCTATCTCTTCCCCATCCACAAAGAAGCGTGCAAGACCACCATCGTTTACTGTGATAACTACAAGCTGCCAGGAACCAGAAACATTAATAGCCCCTGCTACAGTTTCTGAAACTTGAGATGTAACTCCCTGGATGGTTTCAATGCCCAAGATACCAGATGCCTTAAGGTAACATCTATACCCACCAACCGCTGTCTGAAACTTACGAAAGAAATCTGCACTATGATCCAATCCAGGAGCAAGCCAGATAGCAATTGTAAACTCTCCACCAGGTTCTAATAACTGTTTATCTTTGTCTTCCCCTATCTGAATTACATCTGTATTCCGTAATTGACCATAATGGAATATGACATATATTCCAGTAGATCGTGGTCCAGTCCAAACACAGGTATTCACCAACGCATCCATTGAATTTTTACTTCTTCCACGAATAACTGCTTCGTTTAATCCCTCTGCATATGGAAGGTCAAGCACCAGACCATCATTCAATGCTTCTCCATCATGACTCTGACTCATTCACTCACCTTCCTTAAATATAGCCTGAGTTTCGAAGTTAACTGCGGGGTCATAACCAGTTGCAGAAGAAATCTGATTAAAAACTAATTTAATACCCCATCTATTAGGTGTAAGATGCCAGGTTATAACTTCAGATCCATCCTCTAACCCACCAACAAGATCATCATATTGTTCCTTTTCTACCTGCTTGTAACTACCATATGCTTCCAGTTGATGTGATTCTGTAAGTGTAATAGAATCTCCTTCTGCCATATTCTCCACATTTAATCTAACAAGAAGGGGGTTCTTCATACGATGTTCTTCCATCTTCAGGAGAATAATATCACCAGAGTCTTCAGGAGCAAACAGGAAGTTGTATTCTTTCAACTGTAATTCTCCATTTACCTTCTCAAATATCCCCTCTGTTTTGACAAACTCATCATCAAGAGCATCTTCTATATCATGGACAGTATCGTTAGTATCATCAAGTATCAAATCCAACCGTCCACCATCTTCCCAATCCAGCTGTAGTTCATTTGTATCTTCCAGAATAGCATCCAAGATTAAATCCAACCGTCCACCATCTACCCACCACACCCTAAGATCATCCACCCAGGAGTATATGGTATCTACATTACCATCTATAACATCAACCTTTCCATTGATTGTGATAACATCTGCTTGAACACTGTCTATCTTAGATTCTATAGTATTCAACGCTAAAATAACAGTAGCCAGATCAGATACTATATCATCCAGAATAAGATCCAATCTTCCACCATTTGCTAAATCTTGTAGAATATCATTTAGACCTACTACACAATACATCTCTTGAGCAGGTAATTGAAATGCCTTCCCGTTAAATGTTATGGTGGCATTGTCAAATGTGATTCTTGCTAAATCTCCCACGGCCCATGCAGATGCTGGGAAATGGTATGGGTAGTATATCCTCCCATTAGAATCCACTGTTGCACTAGATGTAACGTTAAGCCACGTCACGTCTACACCTTTTCGCCATCTGTCTATGGTGCAAGTTGGTTTGACAGATATAGCTGCTCCAGCTGGGAATGAAGATAGCAGATCATTTACAGCAAACCCTAAAGCAGTTGAAGGGATGTTAGGTGAAGCCCATATCATTACAGGATTCTCTTTTCCAAGCATCCCTTTTAACAATTCTGTTGTATCAAGGAGAATCTGGTCAACAATTGGATCAATAACATCTATCTTTCCTTCAATAGAATCACAGGTGCTTTGGATATTCTGCAACATAACATATATCTGCCCAGCAGGTTCCAGATAACCATTTGTCTCTGTTACAATTGTCTCAATGTTATCAATTTGGGTAGATATGTCACCCAAATCAGTCAGAAGGCATGTCTGTGGAATCTGAACTATATCATATGTAGTTACACCAATCGTGGCAGTAGATTTTGTATTTTCCACTACCTTCACTGCATCATCTTCTGCCCAACTTACAGAAGTTAAGTCGATGATATAATACAAGATGCCATCTTTTTTAAGTAACGTGACACCAGCAGAGATTGTAGTTTCAACTCCACCTCTGATCCGAATAACATTAATCGTCCCTGCTGTTAAATTAACAGCCGGAACAGGGTTTTCTGTGCTCCTGTTTAACACAGAAACAGCATAAACAATAGAAGCATTGACATATGAGAATTCTGTCATCTCTGTGTGCATAACTAAAGCAGCAGTTGCAGATGCACCCAACATAACTTCTATGTATCTCAAATGGGCAATAACAGACGCAGTTGGAAGACCACTGGCAGAATCCAGCTTGTTTCCAATCACATCCCTTTGCCTGGTGTTACCTATATAATTGGGTATGACAACTTTAGGCCCCATAGGCCAATCAGACCCATCCCCAGACAGAGTTTCACCCCCTATCTGTATTACCAATGTAAGGTGGTGCGATGAGCTTTCCAGAGAGGATGGCTGACCCAGGAGCTGGAAGAATAGCCCCTATTTGTATCATCTCAACAAACTGACTACCTTCCAAAACAATATGCTTAGATTCCCCAGCAGGAACAAGATTTTCAACATCTGCATCAACAGATTTCATAACAGGGTAATCTTCCATCACATCCGCATACCAATAACGCAGTATCGCATCATGTGTTCCAGTATTCTTAACAAGTAGATGCTTAGGCCCAATATTGTTTCGTGTATCAGTGAAGTCTATTACATTCTTCTCTGTTACATTGCTAACAATATCTTCTGTCTTAAATTCAGCAATCAAGGTCATTTAGTTTGCCTCCATAGGTCGGATTTGCCCTGTCCTTCCCCTCTCCACTTTCAAGCAGACAGAGTTTAGGAGTATAAGGCGGATGTTATGATTAGCGTAGGATTTTCAATTATGCTAAATGATTATACTTGAAGTATATATATAATAGTATATAAAGGGATAGGCTCATATCATTTTAAGCAGATATAACATAAATAAATCAAACTGAACAAAAAAGGGTAGGGGTTTCCCAGATAGGAAACCCCCTGGATATGCCCTGACAAAAAGTAAGAGCAGAGTCAGATGGTTAGAGTTACTGTTCGCCCTGACTAAAGCGGTTGTTGTGCATCGAGATCTATCTTCTTCCAAGTGACCTCAGCATGCCATGCCTTGTCCTCATTGACCGCATCTTGGAAATATACTTTGAGAACTCTGCCATTGAGGATAAGGGGTGCACCATCCAGGATGTTGCTTCCTTTCCCCGCAGTCACAGTGACCTCATATTCCTCCAGACTGACATCTCCTTCTCCCAAATCCATCTCAAGGAATATAGATAAATTCCCTGTTACGTTTAGGATAGATAAGAGCATCTGATCAATCTGAACTCGTTTTCCAGCAGGATCAAGAGTAAACACAAGATTCTTTGCGTTATCGACAGTAGTGCCATCTATCTCGACAGGAATCTCTGGCTGGGTCAATTCCTGCACATCTTCCAATGATGTCATATTATATACCTCCAATAAATATGGTGGATCTTTAACAGACACCAAGTTTAGATGGCTCCACTCTTAATGGCCTTCGCAAATTCATGGCAGTTGAATATCCCACATCCATAATTCTCATTGACGATGGCAGGGTTGGATTTTTCCCAGGTCTTGATGTTCAAATCACCGGATTTCTTCTCCAGCTCTTCTACCTTCACGATGGGCTTCTTCTTCCAGGTATAGAAACCAAGTCTTCGACCTTTCTGGCAGACATAGGCAACACCTTGCCACATCCTTTCGGATACAAGGAAATTGATTCCAGCTGTCTTCCCGATCTCTCCATTCAACAGAACAGAGTTATCTCCATATCTGCTTGCGTCTGTGAACCTTTCATCTTTTTCAAGATCATTCATCTGGTTCTCATGAGTAACACAAGTGTCTGCTTTCCCATAGGATGTTGAACGCACCTTTGTCTTGGCGTTGACTATATCATCCCTCTGCAAGGATCGCACCTGAGTGGCTTCAAGGGCATTGGTTCTGGTGGAATAGACATAATCAATCGCACAGACATATGCATTGGCAACAGGTGTGAAGAACTCTATGACTCCCCTAAAGAAGTCAAGGTAGTAATCTGTTCCAAGAACAGCTGCTACAGCTCCCGCTCCAAAGTCTGCCGTGAGGCTGGTGACTTCTAAGATTTTGTCATGTGCCAGATTGAACCGTTTTGCAGCCCCAGTTCCAGCTGTCAGGTTCTCAGCAGCAATAACTGTGGCATCGAAAACTTCGTTCCAGGTGCGGGCATCTGCTTTTCTTGCCATACCAGCAGCAAGAGCAGTTTCTGTTTCCCTGATAGCATCTATATCCATATCATCAATGGCATCTTCGTAAACTGTTTCAGAGTGACCAAATTTGGTTGGAGTGGAATCCACTGTGCTAAACACTTCTGGAGTCCCTACAGGCGGGACATCATCACCTGCATTAAAATCTATAGCATCAGACACTGCAGCAGATTTCCTATATGTTCTTATTCTGCCTGGGTGTCCAACAAGGGCTGAATCTTCGTGAAGTATCTGCTTCCCTACGAGCATCGGCTCAAGGTCTGCCATGATATCCTTCGTGATGAGCTTCTGAATACCAGAATTATCTACATCTGTCTCATCAAATGTGAAGTCTTCGAACCCTATATTTCCATTTTTCTTCCTGACTTTCATTTAAAAACCATCCTGAGTTTTTGATTTTCAATCGTGGAAGTTAGAACTTTACTCCGTTCGCTCTGCCATAAATAAGGGCAGCGGCTCCAGCTCCTGGAACCCATCCTTCTGTAAAGTTCTCATGATCGCCTTCTCCGGCTCCTGCCTGAGCAGGGGGTTGCTGTCCAGCTTCCTGACTGACAGGTGGTTTAGCTTGAGCAGGAGGGTCTGAAGAACCTTCTCCATCTGGAGTGAGAGGAGTGGCTGGAGATGCAGGTGGGATAGCAGGCTGAGGAGCAGGCGGGGTAGCTGGATTAGCAGGAGGAGCACCATCATTGGTCCCATTCTTGAGAGCTGAGATAGCACCATTCTGCTCAGACATCTTCGCTGTCAAAGCAGACAAAACTTCCATCTGCTTGTTTGAAAGCTCTTCCATCTTCTTGAGCCTTTCTTCAAGACCTTCTGGCATCTTTGGTTTTTTATCATCTTCCTCTGGAGGTTTAGTAGGATCTTCTTCCTCCTTTGGCTTGACAACATATTGACCATTTTGCAGTTCAACGTGAAACTTAGTAGCATCTATAGCTACAGTTCCTTCCGCAGAGACTGTTTTGGTATCCACTCCCATTTCCTGTAAAGACTTCAGGATGTCGGAGTAGGAGTCAGATTGAGGTTTGTCTGTCAAATTAATTCCTCCAACTGAGTGATATAATATATTAGTGAATATATATAAAGGTATGTGTAGTATAGTATATGGAAGTTAAAAATGGCATATTTTCATAGAATACATCTCAATTATTAAGTTGCCTGGGGGTAATACCAGATGGGAAAACTTTACAGCTATCTCCCTGGCAGGCTTTTAGAATTTGAGATGATTCAACGGCTGGACTATGACATATAGCAACACCTGTATATGCCATCCACATAGCCATTTGACTGCTGTCTAATTCATGAGCTACCTCTGCTGACGTTTGAAATGTGCCATCTAAGATAGCTTTAATACCATCTTCATCTGTTACAATACCTTGAAATTTCGATGCTCCTTTATGCACCTTATTGTCTTCCTTACATGTCCACTCTAAATCATCATCCCATTCTACCTTTGTCATGATTCCTATTCTGCTTACTTCTTTATTATCATGGAAGTAGTTGATATAAGCCAGATTGGTTCCACGATGCCAAGGTTCCAATTGTGCTTTCTTAACAGATGATCTTGGATATATCTTCCCTTTAAATCGCCCCTCTCGGAAGAGAAGTCCTTCTACCTCCAAATATCCCTCATTGTTTATGTGTGTCTGAGTGATGCTAAAATCTTCGTGACCTACGTCAAAAATCTCCTTCTTTGCTCCCGGAATAATCTTCCAGAAACCAACATCACCTTTCACCCTGAAAACATTTTTCACCCGTTCACCTTCCACCTTAATTTCCATATAGTCTCCATCAATATTCTCTATAACAGCGATTCCTTCATCAAGAAGTTCTATCTGAGACAGTAAGGATTTAGACTGATTGAGGGTGTGTCCGGGAGGCAGATACCCATCAACCTGGGCTAATTTAGGGCTTCTAAGTGCCAACGAAGAGAATGTTTCTCGAAGTAGAGGATTCGATTCACATGTAAATGAGAATGTCTGCCCCCCAAACACGAAGTTAAGATGCCATTGTTCTCTATTCTCTGTGCTGATCCCCTTGAAAATCTGATGCTGTAGAGAGAAATAAGAATCATGTGGGTTCTCAAGATGCTTAGGTAATTCCATCTCTACACCAGGTAATCTTTCATTCAGATCATTTCGGAAAGCAGACCTAATTTCTCGTCTGTTCTTCCCAGAATCTTTCTTCCAGTATTTATAATAGGAAGGTGTAAAGTTTACAACATGTCGTGGCAGACCCGTATAACCAATTGGAGGCATCCAGCTTTCATTATCTGCCTGACGAGTTAAGACAAATGGTAATCTGTTGGCTTTATATATATACCAACTGCCATTGTAATTCTTTTCCGAATACATCTTCTTGAGAACTGAACCATGATACCAGAATTCTCTATAACCATCCTTAATGGTTAAGCATTCATATTCACCTCTGTCTAAATTTATGACATAAGCATCCCCTACCCACCCTTCTTTATCCCACCTCTTAAAGTCTCGATGGACAAAAGGTTCTGCTATGAATTTATAAGTTGGATTCTGCAAGTCTTTCTTTAACTCTGGCCAGACCTCTTTTGTGAACATCTGCTTTACAGTAGAGAAACCTGTTTTGTTGGTGGAAAGTGTATAACAGGCAGGTTCTGTATATCCATCCATCTTCACACTACCTTTATACAATCGCATACAGGTATCTATTCCTTTTGTCAGTTGGCGGCGTAAGAAAAGAGATACCTTATCACCAGACACATAGGCTTGAAGAAGGAATTTGGCAGTTCCAATCTGAGGCCATTCAGAATGGTAATCCAGGTTGGTGTATATATCAGAACCTACATCTATAAGTTGAAGGAAGTTACCATCAGTTCTATATTCAACCTTATCTAATCCTTCATCTTCATTAGTCATCAAGAAGATAAATTCCGCTTCTTGCACTGAATTATCCTTTTTTGGGAAATTAATGTATTTATATGATACTCTGGTAGCCCTGACATGTGTGAAATACTTTCCAAACATCTCCATCAATTTCTTTTTGGGGAAGAGTTTAGATTCTCGATATGAGAAGAGAACATAGTTAAACTTTGTAGATACTTCTAAAAGCTCATTGATTCTCTGTTCAAATGTTTCCTTCGTCCACTCCCCTCCAAGGTTGAGTCCCTCATATGATCCAAAGAGAGCATGTTCCCAGGCATTATATTGTTTATAATAAGTCTTCGTGCTTCCTGTCTCAGATATATAAGGCGGATCAAAGTATGCTAAAGATTTAGATGGTAAATTTGATATATGCTTGAGGAAAGATATAGAATCAGATCGGACAAAATGTGCTTTCCCACCATCCCCACTCACATGACCATTGAATTTCTTAAGGCAGGTGGAAAGCCCCTGCTTTAAGAGCTTCAGCATTGAGATGCGATCTCTCTTCATCCTTTCCCATACTTTCTTGTGGATGCTATCTCTAAGATACCCAGCATACACCATAGTACCAGCTGAAGCAAGGAGTGAAGCTTTTGCCAGACTCCTCTTAGGTTCTGGCAATGAATCTGCTCTGCTTCTAAACCCATCCATAAACTTCTTGCAGGCAGTGTCGAAGTGAATGGCTTTGTCTTTTAAAGTTGTCATATATCCTCTCTGTGGAGGGGATGCAAGAAGCCAGTCAATTTCATCATCACTCAATTGGGTATCTTTATTCTTTACGATGCTATCATAGATAACCTGACTAATTTTGGAAGTATCCACCCCAACAACATTTAGACCTAACTTCCTCAGTGTGTATGACACTACGCCACAACCTGAAAACCCATCCACGATGAATTGGACATCCTTTGGGATCTGTCTGACAATTTGTTCCATCAGTTTTCGTTTGGAACCTATATACGCTATAGGGTATGACGTGAAGTCTTCCTGATCTGTTATCTGATAATTGGAATATGGAAAAGGGAAATCCAGGCCAGCCTTCCTCCTCTGCTGAGATATTATAATCGCTTGATGCATTTTCTTTGCTTCTGCTTCGGTAGGGAAACATTTTATGATAGTTCCTTCTGGAGCATCTTTTGGGCCACCGGTGTCAGGATGCCCATGAACAACACACCATTTGTCACCACGCTTCTCAACCCGCATGTCTGCCACGTTAACAACCATCCGCCCAACACCAGGTCTATTTATATTTCTCATCTGACTTCCACATTTGGGACATGTGTAATCTTCACAATGAACAGGTGATGTCATCTGATACCCACAACTCAGACATTCACAGGTATACTCAATCGATGCAGAAAATTGAGGGTAATCTGGATTAGTCCTTCGTCTTCCAGGTATAATAGTATCTGGTCTTCCAATTCCAGGTCTTTCTTCTCTTCTCATCTGTCCCCCACATTTAGGGCATTTCAAGTCTTCACAATGACTTTCGCTTACCATCTGATACCCACATTTGATACATGCACAGGCGATACCAAAATCAATCGTATCTGCGAAGTTCTCATATTCTGAGAAGAGGTTTTTCTTTTTCAGCTCTGCCAGAACTTTCTCCAAAAATAGTTTCTTCTGGCCAGTGTAGTCTTCCAAGGTCAATGAAATCCCACGCTTTAAAATTTCTCGTAGAACAATCTGCCCAATACCATTATAATCTTTATCTGGTGATTCTACAGTCTTTTGACATATAATCTTCCAGTCATCCTCAAGTTGTATGTTATCAAGAAGACGTGGATCATAATCATCCATAGATGTTACTAACTCGATGGATGGGTGTGGGTCAGAGAAAGACTTGAGGTCAAAAAATTCATCATCTCCCCCAACCGCATTTATAAACACATTCTGCTTGAAGGATCGGAAACGGAAAACAAGGCCAAAGGCAGGCCACTTATCAAACTCTGACCCTCCAATTTTCTGCTCCCACTGGCTCAATGTTAGTTTATGCATGTCTGCTAATTCTTCGAACATATACTCATCATCGATGGGCAGGATCTTATAGATATATATGGTCCCAGGAGATGCTACATGTTGAACATCTTTATAATCTGGATATACGATGAAATCAGTCTGCATAAGTTTATCGAATTCAACGTTATGGCAGATGCGGAGTAACATACCCAAAGTCTCTTCTTTAACCCCAGCTACTTCCTCAATGGACATCCTAATTGCTCTCATCATACCACCTCCTCTAAAGAATCTATCTTCCGCATCATCTCATTCGCCGCTTCTACTTTATCTATAAAATCTACTTCACTGTCTATGCCAACCATCTTTAGAATAGCTTGTCTGATATTCTTGTTCTCTTCCTCATTATTCCCCATCAGAACATCACTTTTAGCTACACGGAATATCTGCATAATCTTCTCTTTCTTTGTAGCTGCTAAGATATGTTCATAGTCAATGTAGAAATGTTCCTTCGAATTTCCACCCATCCAGAGATCAACGGCTTTCTCGATGCGGAGATCTTTGGCAAATTTCTTCAGACGAAGTTCAAAGAATTCAGTTAATCCTTCGAGTCCAGCAGATGGTTGTCCTTCCATCGACATCAGGTAAACAGCAACTGGAATACCAAGTGTGGCTGCCTGGATTTTCCGCATATGCAATTCATCCATCGCCATCTGTTGGCTGACATTCGATGGAAGTTTATTATCCACAAAATCTACAGACATATAATCTGGTTTCATGTATGCCACCGAGTCAGGGTCTACAAACTGCTTTGCAATTTTCTTCGCTTCTTTCTTCTTTGAATTAGATGATGGATTGCGATCATTCCCATATGTTACAATTGGTATGGGATAACCCTGTCGAAAGTTCTTCTGTGTTCTGGCATCTTGCACAGCATCAATTTGATCTATTATTCGGAACAGCAGTTCTACCCATCCCCATCCCCATTCCAAATTATGCAACTGGTTTATACGTGACCAGATAACATCTTTATCTTGCTCAAACGTTGTTTCCCTATCCCTCCTGGATTCAAAACCCCAAGGCATCCCACGAACTGTTTTGATCATAGATGTTGTTGCACCCACCATCTGATATTCTCTAATATCCATAGTTATAAAATCCACCGCCTTCGCCTTTTTCCTATCCTGCTTTTCATATAAAACTTCAGTCAGACAATTCCCATATATACCTAAATGCATAGGGGCCATACTAAAGAAAGCATTTTGGAAATTCGTCTTCTCTGGAGGCCACAGGTTACGTTTGAACTTCTCAAAAGTTTTCTGCTTCTCAAAGTGGAATCTATCCAACTGCATCAGTTCACAAACACATGCCTGGTATAATGCCACATTGGAAAACAGGAGGGGGTCTTTAACTGCTTGTCTCTCTAACCTCCAGAAATCTTTCCTGTTTAAAGTGTAATCTTGTAACTCTTCTGACTTAGGCTTAACTTTGTCAGATATAAAATTTAAAAATGACTTGATGCGGCCATCTCTAAATGACTTAGCAGTCACATTGTAGGATTGTGAATCTGGGTGATACTCCCTAACAGTCTTCCTAAGTTTCCTACTTCTCCCTGTTCTGTTACGTTTTCCAAATGGCCATACCATATTACCATCTCTTTTTAGCTTTTAATCCATAAGCGCTATTATCATCATCATCTACTATCTCTCTATTCCCAACTGTTTTCTTACGAGAACCACCTGACTTCTTTAGGCTATGTGAATTGTTCTTCTTATCTTCTCTTTCTTCCACTTCTCCAGGTTTACCCATATCTATAAAACCATCTGCAGCGTCAAGTGTCAAACGATGACTATCAGGGAAGTCTGACTTATGTTGCATCCCTCTTTTATTCTGATGATCCACCCGTATCTTGTTACCTACTTTTCTTCTAACCAGGGCACACATCTGTTTCTCAAACAGATCAACTTCGTCTTTCTTGACATCTGGATATGAATACTGTTTGTTCTGAGTCTTAAGTTTCATATCAGCAAATGATTGATCACGCAGAGTATCAAGTGTGTTAACCCTAACCAGATTCTCAATACCTGGAATCACAGTTCCATCTGCCAACTCAGTGTCAACTTCCAGGAAATCATTTAACACTCCACCTGGGGGATTATTTTCTGCCCGAAATTCAACGAAATTAAATCTGGAAGCTGCTAACCGAATATCAATGCTTTGAACAACATAATCATCCCCCCGCCAGTATTCCCAATAGATAATCTGCCTATCTCGTAGACGCATAACTTCCATAACAGTGCAGTCATTTGATTTGGCAACATCTAAACCACCTACACAGGGTTCCTCGCAAGAATCTAACCAGGGACCAGATTTACATTTTCTTAATGTCTTCTTATCCATAAAGTCTTGTCCCTCTGTCACATCCCAAACATGGAAAAACTGTGATTGCATAGCAGGGTGGTCAATTCCATATCTCTTGAAGCGACCAAGAACAAAACGCCTATAATCTTGCGTTCCTGGTTCAGAGAAACATCTCTCTAAGTCAATGATATGGAAGTCAGGATTTGGAGGAAGACCATTTTCCCTTCTTTCCATCTCATCTGTAACTTCATAATATACCCTCCCATGTTCCTTTTCCTCATGTGAAGCTGTGAAAATATATACCATCGTCCCATTTCTTGCTGCTAACTGAGGATCGATGCTCTTTATTATCTTCCCCTCTGTTATAGATTGAGCTTCCTCAAGAACAGCCAGATCTAAGTCAGGACCTTCTATACATTTAGAAGTTGGAGATGCTGTATGTGTCAAGATATTAGAACCAGTAGAAAGCTTAATCCATTTGGAGTTATTAATGTCTGCATGAACTCCCAGGATTCCCGTATAGTAGAATGACTCTAATCTCTCTTTTACTTTGTCTGTGAAAAGTTTAGCAGGGTCATCAGATGGAGCATAGATGCCTACATTGAAGCCATTACGCATATGGGGGTAAAGTTCAGAAAAGAAGATTGGTATGATAACACCTAATTGGGTAACTGTTTCTGCCAGCCCCTGGGACTTCCCAGACTGGCGGGGCATCATAATATAAATTACCTTCCCCTGTCTAAGTAAGACGCTTCTTATAACCTCCCACATCACTTCTACCTGGTAGCTACGTGGGATGAGTCCTGATACAGCCAGAGCCACACGCTTGAAAAGAGAAGGTGTAAATTCCTTCATTTTGTAATGAGCAGCAAGTTCTCTGGCAACAACCATATCTGTCTTCAAGTTGGTCCCCTCCCCTTTCTGCCTTTTGTGCTACTCTTCTCAACCAAGGCATCAGAGGTGGGGGAGGATGTTTGAGAATCAGGAGTCCAGGAGAGGTCATATCTTTTTGCCATCTCCTCTTTTTTCTGCTCGAACTCATCCTTTGCTTTTTCTAAAGCAAGCATATCATTGTTGAGTTCTGTGTCAGCTATCCGTATCTCTAATTCCTTCTCATCCACAGCATCCGAATCCTTGAGATATGATAAATCTAAATCTGGTTCAGGGGCTATCCCTGGATGAGATTTAGCCATTCCCTCAGTTGGAACTGAGATATACAGAGGTGACAGTTCATCATCTGACAGGGATTTCACATTTGCATCCTGCCTCATTGATTTCCGTTTGACTCCTCTGCCGAAGACTTTATCAAGTGCTTTCAGACGTAATTTCATTATTTCCATATCTTGTCTGTCAGCCTGAGTCCACCCTTTGAAGGTGGCGAATATCTTAAGATGCTCCATAAACTCATGCTGCCAAAGTTTTAAGTCTTTGGACATCTGCATGAAATCTTTTCTATCAACCGCATTGTTTAAATTGAAAGATGGTAGAATACGAGACAGACGTTCAACTATCTTCTTATCCCGGTGGAGGATGTCCCGCATCTCTTCCTCTATCTTATCCTTCTGCTTCATCTGGGACTTCTCAATGTTGAGTTCAAATACACATATTCCCCATTTATTCTTCCCTTCAGGGCAAGTCCCACGTGCCATACAATTCGCACATCTGAGAATCTCTGTGTTCAGATATGGTCCCAGTTTTTTCTCACAGGCAGAACAGAAACCAGATGGCCGATTGGTGACATTTTTACAGGTATCATGAGCACATTTACGCATCTCATGCTTCACATCATCCAAGGAGGGATCAATCTTCCCCTTCAAGATGCCTTTCTCCTTTAACCTATCTCTCAGTTTCCCAATCCCATCTGCTTCAACCTTATCTTCCTGGGTGCGGGGATTATCAGGCATCTCTGATTCTGTCTGAAATTCTTCACCATTAGGCATTGTTTGAACTATATCCTTGCCCCTATATATACATATTGATATAAGTCTTTGAAGAATAGTATATGGTGTAGCAGAGGGCGGATCAGGGGGCTATTTTGGGGCACAAAGGTATATAGTTAGTTATATGTCTGTTTCCTTTTGACCTTCTTAGATACCTCAGCCCCCCTATGTAGTATATATAGTTTTCCCTATATTCCTTCAAATTGGGTCCGATTTGATTTTTCTCTGGCAGATTGTAGTATTCTTAGAGAGGAATATAAGGTGTTTCAGCATATTCACGTAGATTAACGCCGTTAATATAGATAAGTATATATAGAAGGAGAGAGATGAAGAGGGGCCTTACGCATCTGAAACAAGGAAAAGGAAACAGATGGTTATACGGTTATATACCTTTGTGCCCTATCTAAACTTTTCCGATCCATCTGCTCCGAAATTTTTTCCCATTTCTGCTTATTTACGTATCTGTTCTGATAGAAAGTAAACCCAGAATCCTTTGATTTTGCGAGTGTATACAGGTTGATATATAATAAAGGTGTATGCGTAACATTATCTATTCGTTTACTTAACTCTGCTAACTCTGTAAACATCCTCACGTAACTCTATTTACTCTGTTAACTACTATACACCATACAATACTGTAGAGTCTACAATACTTAGTAATACTAAGTGGTTAGCATCTCTAAGGCATTAGCATACCTAAGAGGTTAGCATAACCAAATTTGTCATACTCATTACAAAAATATGGTCAATTCCACTTGACCACAACATTTATATACTTAAAACCCCTACTCATATTGCCGGTGGCCCATCCGGGCGGGCGGGCTTCGAGCCTTCCCCCGGAACCCACCTAAGGCCAGACGAAAGTCTCAGCAGAGAAGTCCAAGGCGGACTAAAGCCAAAACCTGAACGGCATACCGAAGGTGTGAGAGTTCGAAGGTGCTAAGTGCTAACAAGGCATCTTTTAACCGTAGCATCCAATCGTTCCAGTATGCCAGATGGAGGGAAGCAACCCCATTGTAGCGGATGGGTTTACCTTACGCAAGATGTCAGAGGTGGCATAATAAGAATACCTAAGCTCAGCGACAGCAGATATATTGCTCTGTCTGCCAAAGTTGTTCCTTTCGGGGGAAGTGCTCTGTAATTGAGCATACAATTGAATGGGCATTTCCCCCATTTTTTTCTATTCAACATTAACAGGCAGATTCAGGCCGGTGCATTACACTTGTAAGTCCTGATTCTGTCTGGTGTATGAAAGGAGGAATGATATGCAAGTGATTGTTAAGATTAGCAGACACGAAGAGATTCATATGACGAAGGTTAAGTCTATAAGGAATCTTGGCGGATTGTTCAGACTCATAACGAAAGAAGATGAAGAGTTATTTCTCAAGCCTAATACTCTTATGGCCATCGAGGATGATTGATATGACAGATGATCAAATAGCTAACCTGTGTATCAGGGGTGATGTCTACTTAATAAGCATCAAATATCACTCAACCAGAGTCAAGGACTATCTGTAGGAACACAGCAGATAGTAGATAGGATGTCTAACCATTGATTTTCAGTTCACACCTGCCCCATATAATGCATACTGAGGGCATAATGACCACCTTAACACAAAGGTGGATAGGTGTAATTTAAGGAGGACAAGCAGATGAACATACAACAGGCAAAGAGATTGAAGAAAGGCCAGGTTATAGAACACAAAATCTGGAAGAATGCGGATGGGACACGTCAAAGATGGAAAGTAACATCTATCAAGACCTGGAAGACCAGGGAAGATGTAGAAGTCCATTTGAAGAGAGGGCTTTACGAATTCTACATACTTTATGCATCAGATATGGATAACTTCGTAGTTCCACGAAGAGTTTAAGCAGATACGGAATAAGCAGAGACAATTGAGGTTGATCGAAACCTTTATATACTTATACCTCAATGTCTGTTATGGTCACACACCGTAAAACGTGACATATTAAGGAGGACAAACAGATGCCAACACTTGCAGACAAAATATCGGCCATTAAGAAGGCTAGAGCAGAGTCAGCCACCACGCCTGGGAAGAGTGGGAAATTACCAAAGAAGCGAAAGGGGAAGAGGTTAATTCCTCTTTTCAAGGAGTATTCAGACTACGTTCCCTCTGAAGCACCGTCATTAAGAGGGAGTTGCGAAGACTTCTTGAGAACCTTCAGCCCTGAGATGTCGATGACCCAACAGATGGTCTTCGATGGGAAGGCTAAGCATTTCGAAGGTTCAACTTCACTCATCGTGAAGACCCTAACAGACCTTTATGAATCAGGTCTACTTTTCCCCAACTGGCCCAAGAAGGCCACGATCCCCCCTATAGCATATTATATGCTAACAGCATCCCTGAAGTGGGATGAGAAGGTTGAGAAAGAGATTCTTCCAGACCTTCTTGAACTGGGTATCTCATTTGAGAAGATAGAAAGACCTGTCTTCGAGAAGCCCCCAGTTGCAGGGGAAGCAGAGGAAGCAGAACCAGATGAAGATGAAGATGAAGAGTAATCTCCATCCGGTTTGGCTCTACTCGAAGGTTGTTTAAGCATCCAGAACCGAATCGGTATGGGCTTGTTGAACCACTGGATTTTAAACAACGGGGCATATCAGTTTAGAGATAAACGGTATGCCCCCATATGCTTCAATACATCCACATATTACGTTCATTTATCATATAGGTTGGTAATTAGTATTTTTAGGTGGAAAGGTATACAACTATCTATCCATCTGTTTCCTTTTTTAAGGAATAAAAACAACGGAGGACATATATATGACAGCTAAGGTGATGGGTAAGGAGGGTTGGCTTGTCTGATAGCCAATCCACCTATGCAAAGGCTTTGATAAGAAAAGCAATTGAAAGAAGAGAAGCAAAGAAAGAAGCTAAACGGAGAAAACATAAAGGGAAGATATCAGAGCCGGAACACTATGTAAAACCAACAGACAAGATAAGATGCCGTAATCCATTATGCCAATTCAAAGAGCATTTTGGATATCCAGCAGATTGGCCTGGCATCTTCACGGCCTTCTGTCCATTTTGTGGACAGTTAGGGAGAATCATAGTAGAAGGGGAACCAATTAGAGTTAATTGGGAAGACCCCAAGACTCAAGAGCAGATATGGGCATATACAAATAACGGCTTCGTAAGGAGTCCCGATGCTCCAATTGACCCATATAAATATGTAGACAGATTCAGAGAATGGAGCAGGAAAAGGTCAGAGGAACTTCAACCAGATTATATCTGGTATGCCTATACCGATTCAGAAAAGGCAATTGAGAAAACAGTTGCCAGTATAGATATGGTAAAGATGGCAGAAGCTGGATTTCCAGAACCGATGAACTGTAATCCACTCATCTGTTCATTCAAGGGGCGTTCCTGCTTTGTAGGATATTCTGAAGGTGGAGCGAAAGAGGGAAGATGTCGATTAGGGATGATGCTTTGTGGTGTTACCCCAACATCCCAAAGGATGAGGATGAGAAGTGGGGAAGTGCAGAGAGTCAGGAGAGAAAAGGTTAAGGCCAGATTACGATTAAAGCAGAAGTTGAAAGGAATTGGAGGGGGGATTATATGAAGGAGTGGACGGGATGATAAAAATTCTAACTGCTATAGCATCCAAAGAATCTTTATCATGTTTAGATGATGAACCCGTAGTATTTGGGCCGGATTGTGGATGTTCAGAATGTGAGTGTGGATGTAGAAATAGGATGGTGGGCCTGAAAACATACCACAATTCCACACTATTCAAAGTCCAAGAAGTTGATATCACTTGCTCATACTATGAGAAGCAGATATTTGATTACCTCTGCTACATAGGAATGAATGAAATAACAACACTAACAGAGATATCATCCTTAGCTCATAAGATGGCAGATGATATATTCTACATCACGAACCAAATGCAAATTGGAGACATTGTAGAGAGAGAAGATGAAGTCTTCACAGTCATACGGAATACTAAAGCAGATATTAGAGAGCGATTAAAGTTAAAGCTCTCTGGGGGGAAAGGATAATGTTAATGATGCTAACCATACTATATCCCATTGAGATGTTTATTTCTATGGGATGTAGTGATCCAAACAACTGTGTAGATGTGAATGAGAAATCTGTTCAACAAGCAGATGACCCAGGCATATCGTATGGGATTCCGTCTTCCAGACCACCGTAGGATTCCCCCTCTGCCAAATTGGTTAAGTCTAACCGTTAAAAGGTGGAGGGGGAATACTGAGGGAATCAAGCATACACAGTTGAGAATCAAGGGGGGCATCGCAAATGTCTATAAGAGATTATAGACACCAAAGCCCCCCACCATCTTCTTTCACAATAGCCGGATGGTATAATGGCAACGCATCCCCATTGGTGGGGAAGCTGATGGTTCAAATCCATCTCTGGCTACTATAAATAAAATGGAGGCAAAACAATATGACGGCAAATGAAGAACAGGCAGAAAGAGAACATAGAGAACGGATGATTAGTGCACTTGGAAGCCTGATCCTCCAGTTGGAGGTAATACGAATGAATCTGCAGAAAAAGATAGATGCTTCTACAGATGCCCATACCAAAGAGGTAGATATAAATGAAAGCTAAAAAATCTAACTCCGGTAAATCTGTTTACATCAATCAGATACACGGCTCACCATCTCCAGAATACATACTGCAAGAGAATATAGATGGTGTTATAGTCAGAGTGAAAGGGCGGTATGGGACAACCACATTTCCAGCAGAGGTGTGAACTGCGTATGACTCTTGAAGCGATTCTAAGGGAAGCAGTTATGGAAAGTATTATAACCTGCCCTGAATGCGGAAACAGACTTGAACCGGATGCAGAGACATGTGGCGAATGTGGATGGTCGAATCCCCTTATAGCTATGGGGATGATTTAATGCGAGAAGAGAAAGAAGAGAAACTGAGGCAGATGGTAAAAGACTTATCTAACATCTGCAACGGAGCATCTTCACAACAGGATAAGATAGCTGACATCTTGTTCAAGCAGTTTATGGTTGAGCATAACACACTTGAACAGTGTATGCTTGGAGTCATACAGAAGTTCATCTGCAAGATTGCCAGTCATCCATACTATTCGGTTGATGGTAGGAATGAAGATTCATACCACTGGGCAAAGAATGTAGCAGAGATAGATGCAAGGTTTCCCTTCATCTGAGGCGATTGACATGAGTGTGATAAAGAACAGAGAAAAAAGAGAAATGAACTCTGTCAATTGGCATACTGGTAAAGGGTTCTATCTATCATCTAAACAGGACTTCATAGATGACATCGATGATTTAATCAGAGAAATGAATCTAAGCATCAACAAAACATTGAAGTGGAGATATATACACAAACAGATGATAGACTTAAAAAGAAGTCTGGAGGAATTATAGATGACGGAGAAAACATATGTTGCAATGATGGTCTGTCCAATCTGCATGAAAGCTACTGGCATCGCATTGGATACCAGATTGAAGGAACGGTTTGAATATGGCAAGAAGATTCTAGACAATTCAGTATGCCCAGAATGTGAAGAGAAGTATCTGCGAGAAGGTGTTTTACTCATAGATTTCTCAAATGGGAGTCTGGTTGTTATGAAAGATGAAGCCTTCTTACGTCTGACAGACAACAAGATGAAGATTCCACCAAATAGAATCATTGAAACACCATATCATATTATCAAATGCATTCAGGATGCGATACAAAATGTTTAGAGAATCCAGATATATACAACTCGAACACAAATGCGAAAGGGAGATATACACAAGAACCTTTCAGGTTGAGAAGAGCATCGCATCAACGGGCATCAAATTCTACTGCCCATACTGTGGGGTGACGATAGATGGATGAACAGGAAGCAGATAAAACTATGGAGAAGACAAAACTTGAACTGGCTGAGGTCTTGAGTCAGTTTGGTGATGTCGAAGATATACGTGCAATGATAATGACATACTTGCTTTCCAAGCAGACTCCAATGGTAATCTTAGAAGACCATGTTATATTATACTTACGAACACTGATGGAATTAACAGCAGATAATCCAGTTATCCTATATAATATGCTAAGTAGGATGGCTGGACTAACTGCTATTGGGATTTATTCCATCCGGTATAATACTAAATATGGAGAGCATCCATCCAATGCACTCATCTGTGAACTTGCAGAGATGGGGGCTGAAAAGGTTTATATGAAGTTCAAAGAAGAATTTCAACGAGACTTATATGACATAACAGACCTCATAAAAGAGAATGAAAAGAAGGCGACTGCGATGTATACAATCGCAACAGAGGAAGAGCTAGAAAAAGGGTTTAGAGATGCTCTTAAATACAAAGCAGACAAAGAACGTAAAGATGAAAATCCTTATATAAGATAAGTGTCTATATGATCCTAACATTAAACCAACCTAACGAGAGCCATCCAGGTATTCTTAATGTGAGTACATCCCATCCCACCACATTCTCAAAATTCCAGATGGCTCTCACCCTTTTTTAGAGAGAGATGATATGTATGGATAAGTATGTTGTATGCCCTAAGTGCAATCTGAATGGAGACAAGTTAAAGACAGAAGATAATCATTGGAAATGTATTAGATGTAATTATCTTTTTCATATTACAATTCAGATGTATAGGGAGGCATTGGTTATTTATCTGAAACATGCTTACCCAAATACGATGGACAATTTTCAATCTATCAGAGATACTAAATATGCTTGGCTGGATCATCCTGAATACTGGGAAGATGGTATTCCTGCAGATGCTCGATTTGGATGTTATGTTAATCCACATATGAAGTTGAGGATTCGTAAGGATTGTTTCATTGTAGATAAGAATAACATAGGAGATTCATTTGAACGCAGAGATTTATGTCAGCAGATTAAAGCACGTATCGAAGCAGAGTGGGAAAGATATCATCTACCTATATTAAAGTAGATAGCATACAAATGAAGGTTATACCATAACCCTTATATACCCCTATATCGTTTATAGATTAACTATAACTCAATATATCAAAGCAGAGTAAAATCAGATGGAAGGTAATAATATGCCAGGATTGATGGAACAGATAAAAAATATCAAAAAAGAACGAGCTGAGCAGGGCGAACCCGCCTCTGCCAAAGATCAGAAGAAATTCGGAGAGGTTAGAGTAACCTTCTACCGAGAAGGGGCATATAGAACAGATGCCGATGGAAACAAGGTTCCGATGGGTGGAGATTCCAATGGGAACTATGACAGGATTTGTAGAGGTCTGGGTATTGATGGAGAAGACTCCGGGATGCTTGCAGATATTCTCGACACCCTGGTTGAAGACTTAGTATCAGGAAAGTTGAAGTATACTTCCTAAGAAGTATGCTGATGGGGTTGGTAATCCACCGACCCCTATTTCATTTTGGGCCTTCCCGATGTGATAAACGATAAGATGATTCATTTTACCACCCACATTGGGATGATGACTGAGTATGATTTTCATACACAACATCCCTGGTGTCAAAACCAGATGGCCCACATCCCCCTTATACATTCTCTCCCCTAATAGCAACGGGCAGGTGTGATTGCACCTGCCCACACTTCACTCAGAACCTTCTTATAAAATGGAGGCATATATATGGAAACCCTGACGGTAACTGGCGAAGCCTATCACGCTAAGAAGCGTGAATTTAAAAAACTTCTATCAGAGTTGGGTATCTCATGGTGTGGGACAATAGATGCTGTAGAGTGGAGATCATCTGGGGTTAGGGTTAAAGGAGAATTTTTCAGAGATAAAGTTAATAATTTGACCATCAAGGCTACTTTGCATATTGAAGGCGATGATATGCAAAGTATCCAGCGACTTGTTAAATGGATACGTTCTAATATGAACGCAGTTGGAGACATACAGAAAGAAATTAAGAACCGTCTGTATGACTTCCAGATGTTTGAGAATTTTTACAAACCATCTATAGAGAAGATGAAAAAAGAAAATGCACCAGGTTATATCATAGCAAGAAAAGAAAAAGATTGGGTGTGGCAGAGGAAAAAAAAGATGCTTGAATTGGGTATAACAGAAGGTATGTTGAAGGGCATCGTTCCTGATAAACTTCCACACCCAATAGATGTTTCTGACATAGAAGAAGAAAAAGAAACAGGATTCACATGGACAAAAGAAGATCAGGATTGGTATGATAAATGTGAAGCAAGGAAAGCAGAGCGTAAACAGAAGAAGAGAAAATTAAAATATAATACATTGAACGCCGATGCCATAACTGATGACATCCTTAGGAAGACAGGTCATCAAAGTAAGAAAGCTAAAAGAGCAGATGCAAAGCAGAATCTTTTAGCAAAATTAAAGAAAATAAAGAAAGGGGTGGAATAGTATGGCAGATGATACAGCTTATCATTATAATTACATATGTTCAAAAGAAGATTTCATAAGCTACACTAAAAAGCTTTTACATATGGCAGATAGTTTCTTTAACCAAACGGATGATGCAAAAAAGAATTGGGAACAGATGTTGAAAGATGTAGAAGATAATGGAATTAATCCAATGGAGATTATTATTAATATAGATGGTAAAGAATACGAACTTGGTATTTTGGTTTTAGATGCCATCGAAAATGCTGGAGGGTCTTCTTTTGAGTATAGGGAATACTGGGAGTGGGATGTTTGGAGAAAAGAAAACCAAGATGAAGAGTTACTTAATCTTATACGGGGGATGGTAGATGCCAAAGAGAGATGACAGTCAATGTGAAAAATGCGGGAAGATTTTCCCTTATAATGATATATCTTCTTATTGTTCTTCGGTAGAGTATGAACCAAAGAATGGTTGTTTCTATCATATTGGGTGTGGAGGATGTGTAAGGAAACGAAGAGAGGTGAATTGAAATGACGAAATCTGAATTAGTTGGATATGTGCGTAAATCAAAAGCGGGAAATGCCTTGAAAGTGAACATTCTTAAGTCGGCTGTTATAGATGCGCCAACAGTTAAAGGTAAGGATGGCACAGAGTATGTCACCTTGATTATGAACCTTACCAAGATACGGCTGATAATTGGAGATGAACATGAAGTAACATCTGTCTGCCAGTTGGTGGAAGATGCGGAAGAGGATCAGGGATAAAATGATATGCGAAGATCTGATAGATGGTCGCTACTGTGGCCATCCGGGGATAGGTAAAGAGTCTGGTGGGAAGAGACATCTCTGTAGCTATGTCAGATTACAAAGTGATTCTGGATGTCCAAGAGGGCATACAAAATCTAACTCTACATCCAGTGGGCAATCCAAATCCAAATGGAAGCAAAGAGAAAGTAAGATTGCAGGACATGTAGCATATAAAAATAAGAAAAATAAATTGAAGGTTATGGGGCATCAGCAAAAATCAATTGCCAGAGTTCAAAGAAGAGCAAAGCGGGAAGCATTAGAAAAAGCGAATGCAACATCCAAAGGGTCACTTTCTCCTGGTTCTGATTCCCAAGATTCCACAAGAAGTAAGGCCATAATTAAAACAGATACCGATGGGTATAATGCTAACTCTAAGCAGAAGACAAAGAAATTCAAGGAAGAGCATAAAGGGAAGCAGGGTTTTAGATGAATGACTTTACTCAGCTTGCACTCTTCGAGAAACTGGGATGCACTCTTGAAGTTAAGATGGACAATCGAGGCAGAGGATATGTTGTCACCAAAGTTTATTTTTTGGAAGACGACAAAGAATCTGCTTTACAGGTTACTAACACTCTTATAGAAGCTGCCTTAAGGCGTATGGGTGGTAGTGAACACTATGAAGAAGATGGAGAAATACCATTAGGAGATGGTGAGGTGGAGGAAGATGATGTAGAGTTTGGCATCAGAAGAGAAAGAAATAGAAGATGACGTGAACCACATGTGGAGGAAAAAATATGGCAAATTTGACAGAAGAAGAGAGAGCAGTCCGTGAGACTGCGAGAGAAGTAGAGAAGCTGGATTCTGATGAGATTCCAATGAGCATGGATGATCTAAAGGGGCAGACTTTTATAGGCCGGGTAGCAGATGTTAAAGTAACATCTGAATATGTCCTTAACGAAAATGGTCAACCTCTAAAGGAACAAGGAAAACATCCCTTTGTGACTTGTCTGTTAGAGGTCGATTTCATGGAGGAAGGACATTACACATGGAAGTGGAGAGTTTCAAACAGCAAGAAGGGAACTCATGCCAAAATTCTGGCAGCCATAGGAAATGTGCAGATCTTCTCTGCTGATGGGGGGGATACAGGCAAGAGGGGGATTCAGAATCTGACCTCCATCGATCAGCTTGTTGACCAAACCTTCCAGTTTGAGAAGCAGGATCTACAGTTTGGGACAGATCGAGATGGTAACCAAATTGTCAAACCTAACTTCCCCATGCCTATAGAATACTTCCTTCCACCAGAGGAAGAGGCAGAAGAGTCAGATGGTGAAGAAGAGTCAGATGATGAGACAAAAAAGGAGGAGTCCTAAGCATACTCTTGGGGGGGAATCTTCCCCCCCTTTTATTTATTTCATTTTACATTCTATGGAGGTTAAATTATGTCCAAAGGGAAGGTTAAAAGTTTATTATCTCTTAATAACAATGATGTTCAATCTGCTCAAACATATATATTTGATGGACTTGAGCCTATGGAAGATGAAAAAGGAAAAGGTAAAGATGTCTGGACTTTTGCATCAGAAAAGGGAGCAGGAAAAACAACTGCCATCTTAGCATTTCAAGAGCTATATGGTGGAGAGATGTTATGTTTCTCTTATGATGGGAAGACCCAGAAGATAAAACATAAGTATCATAAAGGTAATGAGAACATCCATGTTAAAGACATTCGCAAACATTTCGTTAGAACCCCTGAGAAGCGGTTAGAATCTGGTAGCAGATGTATAGACATGATTATGTATGAATTGACCAGGATAGATGACAATAGTGTTGACTGGGTATTCCATGACTATGTTGATTTACTACCAGTGTTGGTAGAAATGAAATGTAGGAAGATTCACAATAAAATGGCAAAACAGCCAGTCAGTGGTTATGACCAAATGTGGAAAGATAGAAAAGCTATCATACAAGATATACATTCAACCTCTTTGCGTAAGGCTAAGTATGGTGTATTCTATGCAGGTTATACTGTTAGGGAGAATATAATGAAAGATGGAGAGGTTCTTACAACTGGTCCCAGGAAACCACACTGGAATGACATCATAGAAGTAGAAACAGATGTGACTGTTATTGTAGAAATAGAAGAAGAAATCCTCAAAAATGGCAGGGTTCATAGAAGACTATTTTATATAGATAATTCGAAGGTTGATTATCCAGAAGATAGAACTTGGTATTCTGTAAACACCAATGCGGAGTTGGATGCATTTGTCAAAGGGAATGGTATTGTGATTAACAGAGCACCACCAAAATCGTTCTCTCTTCCACCCATATCTAAATCTAAAGAAGATGATACCATAACAGACCCAGTGAAAGTAAAGGAAAAACAGGCAGAATTGTTGGGGAGGAAAACCCCCAAACGATTAATTTAAATGATACCTATACTGGATGAATGGGGAAGCAAGCCTCCGATTTGCCGTCTGGGGCTTCTCTGTTCATCTGGGGGTTAAGTCATTTAAATATGGATGACAAGGAGGCAAATGAAATGAAATATGTATCTATACTATCCAACAAATCTGGATGCCTACTTGAAAGGCATCTACCAATACCAGACGGCGAAGATATTAAATGTGAGCAGAGAGATGAAGGCATTCCATTTTGTAGACCCACCCTGACTATAATTGGTCTAAAGAGACAGCCAGGATATATCTATGGCCATTGGGAATGTGTCCATTTCTGGGCAGTTTCATCTTCAGACCAAGAATTGACAGAGGTTATCAAACCCTTCTTTACCATCCTCAAATCCTGGTATACCCAACAGCTCATGATAGAAGAGATGCCTGATTGTGAAAACTGTGATCTAAGGATGGGTGATCCTCCAGATTATAGCTGGCGTGATTGAGGGATGGTAATGGGGACAGATATGGAGATAGCAAGACTAAGACAGTTGGTTAATATAAAATATAACAGATGCCTAATAATTTCACAAAGTTATATGCCGACAAGTGAGTGGGTAAATGGTTTCCAAGAGTGTCTTAAATGGATGCGTAAAGAACTCGATGAAACAGAGGAGAGAGAGAAACAGGATAAAATTGAAACAGACGATATAACCTATCAGAAATATAAAGAATCTACGGAGATGTGATGATGATGGCAGATAAACATTATACATACATTGCCCTGGCTACTGATGTATTGTTAGTCAAGGCAGAAACAAAGGGAATTGACTGGGCTGCTTACATTGGGGCAGTCCCAGGGAAGTGCCACGAGGATGAATATATGCTCGTAATAGAACATGGAAATAAGGTAAGTGAGACACTTGCCAGATTATATTTCCACTCAGACCTACCTTGGAGGAATTGAAATGGATGATAATTTACCTCCAGGGTGTACTGTCTCTGACATACCGGGTAACAGACCAATTGATGAAGGATGGGATAAATGGTTTGCCAGTGAGATAGATGGTGTCTGGGAAGAATTTCTAGATGGTATGTCTCATAAATCAGCCTATTATGATTATAAGTATAGGTTTGGGATAGATGGTGAATCAGCCTATTATGAGTTAAGAGATTTTGAAGAATACGCAGACAAACGCTTTGAAGATGACTGTGAGGAAAGAGGATGAAAATCTTTAACCACTTCCCCCAGGGAACTGAGTATGTATGCCCAATTTGCAAAACATCAGAAGATAAACCAATTACACTGATTGGTGTTTATGGAACAAAGGATGATAATAAGCAGGAAGCTGTGCCTGTGCACATTGAATGCATACATCTTGAGTTACATGCGAATCCATCACCAGATAAAAAATGTATCTTTTTGACATTAACGCAAGTGATAGATGTAATGTCTTTAGAAAATAAGATGGTTACATCGAAGTCTGCAAAAGAAATAAAAGCAGAGAAAAAACAAAGAACCATATTGAAATTTATGAAAAAACATGGAGGCTAAATAAATGAGCAAAGAAATCCGTAAATATATATCTGCCCAGCATGATCCAGAAAGTGCTCCTATGTATCTAATTAGTTATGCTGGTCTCCATAGTCCAAATGGAGATAATCAACATATAAATTTTAGCATAGGTAATAAGCATTGTTGTATGTCTTCAGCCCAGTTATTAGATATGATTTCCACCATTACTATGAGACTTATGCGGAAAGATATAGAATCCAAGACCATAGACAGAGATGGATGGAGATGTGAAAAGTTTGTCACATTCGAGAAAATGAAATGTCCATATTGTGGCAAAGAGTCTACTTGTAGAGTTGCACAGCAGATTGGTGCAAAATGGGTCTGCCCAGGATGTTTACGTGTGATTGGTCTATTACAACATGATGAAGAATTTCGTATTGTAATAACAGACCTTTGTATGCGTTCACCTAAGCTTAACGAAACACTTCTATGTCCAGTGTGTGGATGCGAAGACTACAGAGCAGATAATAAATTTCTTGATAAATTTCACAGTATGACATTGGCTCAGCAGATAGATATCTACGACCCAATGATGGATAAATATCTATCATACGATGGATGCGAAGAACACCAGGAGGTATGAAGATGGAAGTTGTTATGACATGTTCTGCTTGTGGGAAAGATGTATCTATCCAAGATGATGGGTGGTTATGTCCAGCCTGTTATGGTAGAGATTCGTCTGATGTCGAGAAATTAAGATTCCTAATGTCTCGAATGCAGAAAGAGAAGGATACAATGGAAGAGCAGATTAATAATCTTCTCACGGATGTTACATA